CCACTGACCATCTGTGGTCAGCTCATCGTCATCAGTCTCCTCCTTCTCGATCGTAGCCATGTAGTACTTAATATCAGTGCTCGGAGGTACTTCCTCGAACACTGATAGCGATAGCTTCTCTACGATCCTAGTAGTAGGGATATCGTGGATCTTTGAGACCAGTTCAGCCTGGAAGCTTCTACCGATAGAGTAGAGAGCCAGGTGTCGGAGCCCAAAGGAGGTCAGATAACCTGTGTCAACCTGCTTATCATGGTTGGATCTATAGAGTGTTACCTTGATGAACTCAACTCTAGTTAGAGGGAAGTCTAGGTTGACAGCTCTAGTGCTCTTTTCGAGGTCAACCGCACCTGGTGTGCTAGGGAAGTTCAGGTAATTAATGCCATCGACCGAGTATAGGACCTCTACTCTCTGTACGAATTCGCTGACTCCAATCAGCTGAACTCTGCTAATGCTCATCTCTGCACCCTTAATAGAGTGCACAGGGAATACAAATGCTACAGAAGTAGGGCCCGCGTCCTCTGCTACTACATCATGTCTCCACATGCTGATGGTATCGAGGAACATGTTCTTGAACGGTGCGTCTGCTGGGGTCTCGGCCTTGATAACCGCAGAGTTGGCATTCACCTGGTATGGCCAGGCATTTACAGCGTGTAGGTGCTGCAGGTTGATCTTACGTGTGTTGGGTGAAGCATCTGGTAGCTCCACAGTCTGGGACTGTAGGTCCACAGCGTCACGTGTGGTGAGCTCGAGATCGATCTTGCTCATGTCATGGAAGTCATCAAAGAATGCATCAAAGTGTCCGTCACCATCCTGGATGACGAAGAGGAGGTTGTGGATCACGCCCTCTACTCTATCTAGCTGTGCATTCTGTGCTCTGGTGGATGTCTCAACTAGGTTGAGCCTACGAAGCAGCTTGTCAGAGCTCTCTAGAAGAGCTTTGTACATAACGTTGAAGTCAAACTCCACCTCTTCATAGGTGTCGTTCATACCCTTTAGGTTCCACTGTGCACGACGGCGCTGCAGTCTCACCTTCATGGTGGGACTGATCACATTGTCAGGTAGCCTCTTCTTAGTCTCTTCTACGATGCGAGCCAGGGAGGGAACCTTGCCACTCTTGAGGATAGCAAGAGAGGCTTCTTTAAGTGCTTCGGTGAACTGAATATCTGATAGGGCCACTAGATAACATCCTGGGCGTCAGCGCCTGATAGACCACCACGTGGATACATGAGTAGCTGAACACTCTTGATCACAGGAGACACACCGTCCTGACCGTCTACGACGTCAGGATCAGCGAACAACGTGTACTTAAGCCTTAGTCTCTTGACTGGCTCAGCTGATACTAGGTTCAGTTCCTCAGGGTCTGTCGAAGCAACTTCACTGTTGATAGTGATAACTCTGGGTACAACAGTACCATCATCGTTGAAACGAGTGGGCTTGTCTAGAGGGTTAATCCTATGCCATGTCTTGCCATCGTCAGCAGACACGTGATACCAGATCCAACCACGTCTTGGGTCGAAGCCATTAGGCACCAGCTCCTGTGTCTTCAGGGTGACCTTCCAGATGGGCTTAGGTGACTGGATGGGTACTGATACTCTGCTCGAGACAGGGGCGAACTGGAAGCTATTGAGGCCTACCTCACGTACACCTACACGGTACACGACCTTAGACCAGTCGACTTCTTCGTACTCGTCTGTTAGTACCCAGCCTGTGTCCTGGTTTCTACGCGACTGAGGGTCTGGGTTATACGGGAACTTGGTCCCCATAACGTTAGCGAGATCTGCTCGCTGGCTGGCGTTCTTCCCTTTGATGTCTCCTAGACTAGAGTAGTCAGCTCCGACATCGAAGAAGTCCTCTGCAGGACGGGTACCCTCTGTCACTTGTAGTGACTGCAAGTAGGTAAGCTTGATGCGTCTGCTTAGAGTGTTCTCTACCTTACGGCGTCTACGTCTGGCCATTAGGCTCTCCTCCTACGTGCCTTCTTGGTCTGAGTTCTCTCAGCCTCAAAGACAAGCTTCTCGTACGGGTTAGGCACCGGTGTCCTCTGCTTGATGCGCACACGCACCTGTTGCACAGTGCGCTGAGCGAAGGGCCAGATACCTGAGCCTCTGTATGAGTTGCGGGAAGGAGCCAATAGATATGTAGCGACATCCTTAGAGAGCTCTTCGTTAGCCTCAGGAGTCAGGATGTTAGAGTAAAGGTTAGAAGAGAACGACTCAACAGAGACGAACTCACTCTCTAGATCAGGGGAAGTCGACACATCTGTGACCTCCATGTATGCACCATCATCGAAGGTCATGGGTAGCAGGGTGATCCAGTTCATGGACTGAGGGTCCTCGAGAGTGAATACGATGTCAACCTCGAAGTCTTCCTTGTCCACTGCACCACCACGAGCTAGGTCTCTTAGCTCTGCAGCTGAGACCTCCGCACTCTCTTCGTCGCCAATCTGCGCAACAACATAGTCCTGGATGACGTTCGTTTCACGTACCAGCTCACACTGCCAGTAAGAGGCTGGGTTACCGTCAAGCATGTTAAGCCTGACATCCATTAGCTCCTCTTCACTGCCACCTAGGTCCATGACGAGGAAGTTGTCAGCGGTGAGAGGTACCTCGGGAGAGTCTACTCCTGCCCTCTCTGCTTCCTCTGGGTTTTTAGCAAAGTACAAGGCCTGCCTTCTGGCTGCCTTGTCCTTGCGGTGATAGAGCTTCCTCTTCTTTGCAACGAAGCTTCTATACCTCTTCCTACCCTTCTTGCCATCACCAAACTTGTCCTCGTAGAGGCCTTCTTGTAGCTGCTCTAGGAACTTGGCTTCAAAGCCACCTTCTACAACGAAGCTCTTCTTGAGCTTTCTTCTCTTCTTCTTAGCTCTCTTGCTTTTGCCCTTGACTAGCTCTGGTACCTCGAAGGCAGCTTGATCTAGACCTTCAAGCGTCTCCTGGTTTAGCTTCTCCTTGAGATGGAATACACCGCCCTCAGGCTCTGCCTCGCCGAGGTATGAGTAGAAGTGTCCCTCGTAGAAGCGGCCGATGTTGGTTAGGTTGGGCTCTCTGCTGATGTCTCCAATAGGAGTAACAGTGATCTCAATATCCTGCTCAGACAGGTTGTTGACACCTTGTCTGTTCAGTGTGAGTGAGCCCTGACCAGGCATGGTCATGGCGGGTAGGTGCTCTAGTGGGAAGGCTGGATCCAACTTGGAATCGTCTACGAAGGTATCCGAGAAAACGATAACTTCTTCGCCGTGCTGATCGCTCAGCAGTCGGAGGTCCGTCACTAGGCCTGCTACCTCATCGGAGCGGCGCTTGAGCTCTGCGATATGCATAGAGCCATAGTTGTGGATAGAGATAGCGGCCTCACGTAGGAGTGAGACCTCGTCGTATCCAACCGATACATCATTAAGGATGCTGGTGAAGATCTCGTTGAGATCCTCTGCGATCACGGGGTCATCTGGTAGAAGTTCGGTGTGCTCAAACTGAGGCTTACCGAGCCTGTTGAAAAACCTATCCAGAGCCCCGAGAGTCTTCTCCGCAATAGACAGCCCATCGTTATTGTCACGCTCACTAATAAGCTCACGGACCCTGGCGTAGAAGTCACGCAGGGCCTGCTCTGTGATGATGCTGTTGTTGGGGAGTCTGAAACGTCTCATGTGGGTATTCTACTCTGCTGTTCTCTCGGCTTCTAGTTCAATGGCTCTCCAGATGACGCCCCAAGTGGCCCAGTACTCATAGCTCTGGCCACTCAGGTCAAGGAACTTGGTCTCTCTATGGTTGGGGTAGGTGATGTGCACTGCTAGCTTGTCGCCGAGCGGTTCCATTGTAATGCTAAGTACCTTGCTGTTCTTCATCAGTTTCTCCTACTCGAGTGGACCACGACCACCGAACGAATCAACTAGCATGCCTCTGTCATCCCAGAAGGCTGTGTTGCCTGGTTGTCCCAGGCGACCCTCGGGATACTCACCTTTCTTGATGGGTACAGAGGGCTTATCAGAGTGTACGGAGAATGTATCTCCACGATTTCTCCAGACTATTAGAGCCACACCATTAGGGAGTACGATCTCTAGTGTCTGGTCCTTCTTAAGGATGATCTTGCGCTTACGCTTGAATGCTACCGCCATGATCCACCTGCCTTCTCGAAGTTGCCCTTAGTAGACTCAACCTGGATCTGGTTCCAGAAGAACCTGAGGAAGTTGTCCTTGTCATCCTTGGTGTAGGTGAGGGAGCAGGTCCCATCGTCCCATTGGATAGAGCAGACGATCTTGTCGTCTTGCTTCTGGATATCTAGATGCTTAACTTTCCTCATGACTAATTCCTAGCGGTACTGTCTGAGTGAAGGTAGCTAGACTGTTATTGCCATCTGCATGCATCTTGGTTCTGACCATATGCATGTGGAACGAACGGAGGTCCATAGTGATACAGATCGTCCTTGGTCCGCGAATAAAATCAGATGGCCGCCAGAGTTCGCCGTACTCATTTAGTTTAGGAAACCTTCCTTGGGCCTCGTGGTCTCGCTCAAGGCAATCGACAAGGCTACAGAGCTTTTCCTTTAGCTCAGCATACGTCATGTGTTTATCTGTCGGTACAGGCATGTTACAGCTCCGTGGTCTTGACTCTCATCTTGGCACGGTTGATCTTCGGAGTGAAGATCGTGGTAACGGGTACGTGACACCTGAGAGTGGCTACCAGCTTCAAGTACTGGGTAAGCCAGTTATACGTCACTTCGATAGTGCCGTCAACCGGTCCGTTGAAGTATAGGACCTTGCCAGCTTGGATGAACTCATACTGTCGCTCATTGCCAGGGGTGGCAGGAGCGAAGGAGGGATGCTGGCGGGAGTAATAGTCTGTGACGTTGGTGGCGCGGACACCGTTAACCAGGACCTTGATAGGCTCGTAGGTATCGATGTTCAGCCCATAGACAACGTTGTCATAGGTCACAGTGCGGCCGATGATGAAGCGGCTCGAGGAGACAGCGTCTCCTTCGTACGACGCAGAAAGAAAAGCTAGTAGGTCAGTGATGCTAGCTCCTGGGGCCATGTCAACATCGAGGATCTCGTTGGTTTCTTGGATCCAGATCTTGATGTTCGAGCCAACAGGGAAGGCTCCGTCACTGACGAGAGATGTGAAGCCAGGGTCTGATACGGAGTCCTTAGTTAGGACAATGCCTGTAGAGCCAGGCGTTAGAGCTACAGAGCCCACGCTGAGAGGTAGGAAGTCAGGGTTCCACTCCCAGATAGAGTCAGCCTTCTTGGTCCAGTACAGAGTGTCTCTGACGATCTCGTACGCGATGTACGGATAGCTGCTTAGTACTACCTTGTTGTCTGCGTCTGTCGCTTCAAAGCTCTCAGGTGTGAGAAGCTTAGTGGAGTCAACGTATGAGTCAACGTCTACCTTAGTGGAACCCACTCCGACCGAGTAGGTCACAGTGTAGATGGCGTTTCGATCTGCGTTGGTAACGTGGATGTCTCTACCGTTGACTGTCACGTCAAGCATGGAGATGCGTGTGCCATTGCGACGCACTGTCACAGCGTTAGCCACAGGTGTAAAGCGTAGACGGCCGAGGTTCCTGGTTAGCCTCACCCACTCATCACGGACGATATAGTTCTCGCCCTCTAGAGAGGAGATAGGAAGGATCGGGAACCTGGTGTCAGGGGACGTCTCAATCTCATACTCGATGGATGTCTGACGATACGCGACGGTGTCGTCATCCTCGAGGAAGACAGGGTGGATCTCATCAGAGTCTAGTTGTACTTGTACAACCGTACCGTTCGTAACGAACTCAGGGCTCTCGTAGTAGGCGAGAGGCTGGTAGGTGATGGTTGCTAGCTGGATGACACTGATGCCGATTGTATAGTCATACGAGACGATCTGACGAGTAGGATCTACCTCAGTGGTAGTCTCACCACGAGTAGGCTCACGCACCTGGTTGCCGGTACCTGGTGCGATCTCATCAACCACTCTACCTAGAGCGTCTGCGTAGCGAGTATAGTCCTCGTACTCAGAGTGCCTCTCTCCGATAAGGTCAGTGTTCTGCTTCAGCTCACTGTCAAATCTCTCGAGGGCAACGAGGTGTCTTAGCTGCTCAGGCTCTGCGATGATTCTTCCTGCCTCACGTGTGGTGAGTGATAGCTCGTGCACATCGTGTACAAGCTCATCTGTCTGTAGCTGAGAAAGAAGGTTGTTCTTTCTGATCAGCGACTCAGGAATAAGGCTGATGTTACGGATGTAGTTAGGCTGCGAGATGGTGACTCGCAGCTGGTCCACAGCAATGTAGGTGAAGTCAAACTCCGTCCAGTCCTCCACAGCCTCAGTGATAACGAAGCCAGGGAGGGTCTTCCACTCATTGGTGGTGGCCGACTCACGATAAGCGATATCGATGATGTCGTATGGGAACTCAGAGAACGGTAGGAGCTTGAGGTTGTTAACTCGCTCGACATGAGAGAAATCCAGAGTTACCTCAGCTACTACACCATATATTTCGTGCTTACCCCAGCTCGTAGCATGTACTTGCTGTACGGGAGCTTTAGTGGACATCACTTCAACCCAGAAGTTTCCCTTGTTAGGATTGATGATGTTCTTTGGTGCGAACTGCTCTCCAAAGCCGGTAAGCTTTCCCGGCCCGAATACTTTAGTGGTAACCCTGGTTCTTCTTCCGTTCAACCTGCTGGCTGATGCGACCTGCCTGCTTTTGGCGGGGAGCTCTAGCATGCGGATGTCTCCATCCACTACTGCAGCTGGTCTACGTCGAGTATCGTTAATGGACCTGATAAAGTCAACAGTTTTCATGTCCTGGTACTCAGGATTGTCCTTGAGGAATTGGTATACCTCAAGCTGACTGATGGCCTTAAGGATGGCCGCCTTAGTTTGAGTAAGGTCGGCCTGCACGACTGCTTCCATCTGACGAGATGCTGCCTCAAGGCCAACTAGTGCATCGTAGATAGCAGAGAGGTCAATGTGTAGATGTTCCTGAAACGTGTTCCACTGGTTAGAGTCTAGCCTTGCGAACTCCTGTACATCAGGATGCGCAGTGACTGGACCAGCAATGGTCTTGACACGAGTCAGGAACTGCTTGAGAAGCGCTCTCGCTTCTACATCATCTTGGATCTCACCAGACAGACGACGAGCCAAGACAGCTGCCTCAGCGGCATCTGATCTTAGCTGTGCAAAGTTTAGCTTACTGTTCTGAATGAGATCTGGCATTGATTACCCTACGATGGTTACGTCTGAACCGTTGTTCTTGACAGTGAGCACGTAACGCCCATCCTTCTCTACAACGCTGACATGAGTGTAGCCCGCAGGAAGAGGGAAGCTTCCATCAAAGAGGCGCTCGCGACCGAGGCTAGCGCTCTTCCTGACATAGTCCTTCCAGTCAGTCTGGAGAGTCATGTCAACAACCTTGTCCTTAGTCTTGTAAGGAGTCGCAAGCTTGTTGCGCTTGATAGGCTGCTTGAAAGGAGTGGTGGTAGCCTCTGGGTCTGCCTTCTCCTTCTTGAAAGGCTTGGTGTTGTCGAGTGGCTTCTTACCGAAGATGTCTTCGATCTTGCCTACGTCGTCCTTAGTAATCTTCTGCTTATCCATTACAAGATCTCCCGATCGTCAGTGTCTTTGGCCTCAGGCTCATCTAGGAACTCGAGCGGTGTATCGCACACGAACTTCTCCGTGGTGTACACGCCAATGTTATCTAGTAGCCTCTTACATTCCACAGCATTCAAATGAATGCCACCCTTCTTAGCTCCATGCTCGAGAAGGTTCATGATGTGTTCTACGTTGGTCTTCATTAGTCGAACTCTACAAAAGTGTATGTACCGTATTCAACGAAGCGCTTAATGGTACCGTCAATCTCAGCCTTAGACAAGGTGTCTTTCAGCTCAGATGGTAGTGTTACGAAGAGCGCCATGTTGCCTGGGTATGGGTGACCATCATAGAAGCCACGGTCTGCCGTGGACATGATGTCCCTGTTTCTCTTGCGTGCACGAGTGAACTCATCCCACTTCACACCTCCACCACGTGTACGGGTGTCGGTGATGTCAACCTCAGTGTAGTCATGTACTTGACGTACCTGGGTTGCACCTAGGATCATGATGGGCTCATCGTTGCGGGGAATCTGATTAATGGCACCGCCGAGAGTAGAGGACTCTGCGTGCCTTACGCAATCCTGTCTGAGCACACCATCCGCGTTGGCGTAGGGAACGAGATAGAACACAACGTATCTATCAACGACACCGGGGGTGTGGAACTCAGTTGGGTTCAGGTTTGCCTTGTCGTATACATAGCCGTCTTCGCGGTAGGTATAGTTGACAAGAATAGTCTCGTCGCCGGAGTACTCTCTGTTGAGGTAGATGATTCCGTTGTGTACGTCTACGTCTCTGACTACGGACGAGGGCTGGATGGTTTCGTTAACCACAAGCTGAAGATTTCCACGGTCCCAGTGGATCGGGGCCCTAGGCACACCCAGCGCTTGGGGACCTAGTCGCTCGCCGACCACATCTTCGATATCGATAAACCCGAAACCATACTTGGTTGACCAGGTCTGCTTCTCATATTCTGGTACTGTGAATTTCCAGCTGTCGCCATTCGAAACTCGAGTGACCCAGCCTCTGTTAATAACAATGTACCACGGATCATAGCGGCTATCATTGTAAGGCGGAAGAATTCTGATCTGTGTTTCTTCAAGTGCTTTGACTACGTGGCCTTTGCCACGAATAATAGTTGCACCGTCGACTGTTAGATCAACGTTCGGAGCAGCCATAACAATAGGCTCGTACGTTGATACATTCTCTGCGTCAAAGAGTGTGTTAGCTGAGTACGGCATGCTTAGTTTGTTGATGGCACCAGCGATCTGTGCACAAGTTCTATTAAGCATGGCGATGTTAACAGTCACTCCATCGTGCGTGAGCTCGATGTTCGTGCCGTTGATTGCTACGTCTGTGGTGTCACCTGTGTAATAGATAGCCAAGAGAGGCACACCAGTACGCATTGAAGTGCCCTCAGTGATCTCTGGGTAGCCGATCGCTGTGAATAGGCTGAGCGGGTCACCCCACTCGCTATCGTCGCCCTCACCGGTTCTGGTGAGCTCTGAGAGGTCTGTGTACTTGCGCATTACTTGGCCCTAATGTTGAGTGTGAAGGCACCGGTGGTGGGTGCAATCTCTACATCGTAGGTCATGTTACCCTCGGTATCTAGCCTGTAGATCGGTGCGGTGTTCACTACCTCTGTGTAACCCTGGATGAGACGCATCTCATTGGAAGGGTCAGCCACAGTTGTGGTGAGGAACACAGTCTCTCCAGGAATGTACTTCCTGTTGGTCAGTAGGACCACAAAGTATGTGTTGGCAGGGAGATCTTCTCCGTGAATATCCTTGTCGACTAGCAGGATATCCCAGGGGAAATCCTCGAGTAGGACAGCACTACCGTCAGCATAGTGGACAGTAATGGAGTCTCTTAGCTCCTCTAGGTCGATTGAGGCTTGTTCCTTGCGGATGTAGTATCGTCCACCACCGATGACATGGTAGTAGTAGAGGGGAGCAGGTACACCCAGTTCACGCCAGCCCGCCGAGCCTGCAGCAATCGCCACTTCATCGGTGTTCGGAGGACTCGTGTAAGTGAAGGTGCTACCAGGTACATCAAGTGTAGTCCCGTCAAGTAGGTCTGCTTGTGCTGACCCTCCGACGACGTTACCACTCTCGAGGTAGGAGAGGTCGATGACCCCGACGTGTGATTGAGCTTCAATGCCCGGAGCACTGATGTAAGCCAGGTTGACTTCGCCATTGGGTACCTCGTTCTTAATCCGGAACGCTGATCGTGTACCACATACCCTAGCTAGCTGTGCAGCTCTGTCGATGTACTTGTTGTACGAGTCGACATATCTATACGGCCTGTCAGGGAAGTATACCGTCGGCGTTTCTACTCTAACTGATGCTGGTCCAGTGACGCCTGCGGGCCAGGTCACACTGAGCTCTTCTGAATCAACAAATGTGATGTCAGAAGTATTCAACTGTACACCAGCGACGTAGACGTCATCCGATGCACTTAGTGTAGCACCATTTATAGCTAGGATCCGCACTGTGTTACCACCCACGAGAGGACCGTGGTCCGGGTTCATAGAGAACTCTGGGAGATTAAAATCAGTCAGTACGGTGATTTGGTCGATCGATGCAGGGCGTGTCGAGGTATTGGATGCCTGCAATGACAGAGCGAATCTAACTTGATCGGAACCATCGCCATCTGCGGTGATACCGGTCAGGTCGATATCAGTGATATCCTCTGTGAGTGTAGTGAACGCGCCTAGGTCGTTCCAGCCAGGGTTGGACGTGTTCTGGTACTGGGCTCTTACCTTAGTTGTGCCGCCGTCGTACGGACCGATAGACTTGACAGTAGCTGATACGAACTGGATCACAGCCTGGCTATGATGAATGGCCGGTGAATAGCCCACCTCTTCCGTGGTTACAGCTGTGTAGCCAACGTCATCACCTCTGTCGAGGTAGACGTTGCCATGGGACTGGTGGAAGTAGTCTAGATACATGAGGCCGACGCTGTCGCCGACGAACCCTACCTTGAGGTCCTTGGCCTGGCTGACAGTTGCAGACAGAGCAGAGGTACCTACATATGAGAAGCCGTCCTCTGTGAGGATGAAGATGTCGTTGCCTTGACCAGCTACTCTGACTCTCTTGAAGGAGTCGTGCCAATAGATGGGACATACGTAGTTGAAGTCCGATGCTGATGTGTCAAGGAAGATACCCTTCTTGTTAAGGAAGAGTGTGGCTCTCACATCACCGTCATCGAAGATGATCTCAGAGGTACCCTCAGGGATCATGGCCCTGAACTCAGCTGTCCAACCTGCAGCGTTGTCAACGTTGTCTGGCCAGAAAGACTCTGACTCAGAGGTGTTCTGTTGAACGTAGTCAACCTCAGACAGAGAGTCTGACTCGAGCTTGAGCGTTCTACTACCTAGTCTTTGAGCCCTACGTCTACCTAGCAGAGTCCTACCCTGTAGACCGGTTCTCCTGATGGGAGCCTCATTGGTCTCAGCATCTAGGATAGTGGCAACGCGCGTCCTTCTGCTACGGATAGCGCTCTGTACGATCTGTGCTGTGTTGGGTCTTCTGTTGGGTCTTAGTACTAGGTTAGTTCTACGCAGGAAAGGAGGAGAGTATGGCAGCAGGCCTGAGGCCTGGTCCGAAGTGTTCGCGGGAACTGTCGTGTTATAGTCCCAGACTCCTACCGGTGCAGACTCATCAGGGAGAGGCCTGAACTGTGAGGTCTGTGTCCACGTAGCTTCTGCCCAGTTCCTGTCAGGGTCAGGAGTACTGGTGGCTGTGCCCTTGAGCTTAAGTCTACCGTCACGGATCACCTGGTTGGTAGTCAGGGTGAAACCTCTGGCTGTGTCCTCGGAGAAGGTCTCCTTGGATACCGACTCGTTCTGTGGTTCAAAAGCCATTAGTTGACATCCGGGTTAAGCAGTACTACAGGTACAGTTCTAGAAGCGTCGCCTGAAGTCAGTTCGATGTTGGACTTAGCGTCGTAGCTAACAATGATATCGCTAGTGACAGATAGTACAAGCTCGGGGTGGAAGTGTAGTTGATTAGGAGTGGACGTATCTGTCCAGACGAGTAGTGGCTCATACGACGCCTTTGCGTCGCCTATACGCTTACCTGTGTACGTTACAAGGCCTGTTGCGTAGTCAATGTAGAACTCCTTCTCAGAGAACGAGGGGTTGATCGTCTCGTGGAGGTCTACGTCATAGCTCGAGGTTCCAGCTACCTGGAGGGTAGCTGTTGCAAAGACAGGGATGTCAGTGAGCTGGATGGTGTTCTTGCCTGATACCTTAGTAGGAGTAAGGATCTCTGACGTGAACGTACCACTGATGTCGACTGGACTATCATCCTTAGCCACCTTGAGAGTGACGTTGGCATGGTTGTCGAAGTTAGGCTCGTAGAAGGTGGTGATAGCGTCACCGTTGTACAGCTCAGATGTGTGAGCGATACTGTCGATGATTCTCTGGTCTGCAGCGATAAAGGTAGCGACGACAGCTCCAGAAGGATCTGTCTTTGTTGTAGCGCTGATACCTAGGTTAGATGGCGAGCCCATCTCTGTAATACCAAGCTCACCGGTGTATCGGCCGTTGGTCTCTGCGATTACGAGGCTGACATCCTTGTGTGCATATGGGTTACCTGTGCTATCTTCGACAATTGCGTGGAAACTCTTTCTAAGTCCCTGGGCAACCTTAATGGGGTTGGGGAAGACATCAATACCCGTTGCGGTAGGCACTGCAGGTTGTAGCGACACCTCTCTAGCAATTCCAAATGCCTCAAGTGACCAAGCATCACCAGATACATAGTGCAGCTTGTCCGGGCCGTCGATCTTGGCCCAGGGAAGTCCGGAGAGTCTAGTAGGGACATGAGTGTCCGTGAGGGTCGTGTGACCAGCCTCAGTGACTGACGTATCCAAGTCTCGTACATCAATAGGTCCAATCGTTAGGAAGCCTGTGTGCTGAGGATTGAGGATCGGGCTGATAGCCATATCATCAATCACATAGATACCAGCGTCAGAGCTGTCCCACTCAACAGTCATCTCATCGCCGTAAGGCAGATGAGTATAACGAGGCAGGTGGTCACCTTCATAGGCCATGAAGCCATCGAACTCTGAGCTACCAACACTGTTCACTCTGAGCTCGAACTCAACGTGAGGGCTGGTGGCGTAGTCTACTGTGCCTAGTTCAGCTACTGCAATCTGCTGATGAGGAAGACTGTATCCCTTTAGTGTGTTAGTTGTGTCTGTCTTGCAGTGGACAACGAAGCGCTGCCAGTCTGAGGTCAGGTCAGAGGTGTCAACAAACATGTCACCCATGTGCTGTTCGCTGTACGTCTCACCGTTATCATAGTATGTCTTAATCACAGGAGCCACGTGCATCGTGGACTCCCTATGCATGTACCAGCTGAAGATCAGATCAGAGTCTAGATCTTCTCTGTACACCCTCTGTCTGAAGGCATAGTCAGAGGTGTAGTCGTATGACCCACCAGTACTAGCGGCCAGCTGTACGTTGGTCCCTGATGCGATGTAACGTTCACCACGTAGGACAGACGTCTCTAGTGTGGCGCTCTCTGCCCAGTCCGTCTTACCATTGTAGAATGACGAGTTACGGAATAGGTTCCTAGCACCCTGCAGCTTGAGCTCACCCTTCTCTAGCTCCTGGTTCCACTGGTAGCGGTACTCCATGGGTACGATGTCACGAGGTGCTCTGTCGTATCCGCTTGTGTCTAGCTTAAGTGTGTCATCTGTAATGACGATGGGTGCACCGCCCTGTGGGGCTGGTGTAAGGAAGAAGTCCTTGGGGTTCTCTGTGATGCCGAACTCTCTAGAGAGAGGCGTACGAATGAAGGCCTGTTGAGAAGAGTCCCAGCTCTGCTCATAACCATAGACACGTACCGACTCAGCCACTGGCTTGGAGATCGATGCGCCTCTGTGACTAGCCCAGACACACTTACCTCTTTGGAACCACTCAACAGCAGTCGGGTCAACACATAGTGAGGTGTCAAGGATGCTGACACCCTCTACCTCCATGTTGTTGTCCAACGTAACCTTAGACCAGGTTACGTCCTTGAGTGTGTACGCTAGCTTCTCGGCGTAGAGGTAGTAGGAGGCATCGCCCACGTAAAAATAACCAGCGGCAACTTCGGGGTTCCAGCAATCGACCCCTCGCTGTAGCTGCCGTACTGCTCTGTCCACGCCAAAGATCTTGTCATCGGACAGCCAAAGGTCAGATGTAGCTCCGAGGAAGTCCGCGAAGATGTCGTAGTCATCGGCAGTCGTTGACTCGTTAGGACCTGGTGTCGGAGTTCCAGTGTCATTTCTGGGTAGGCCATCCGTGTCTTCCTCGATGATTGCAATCTCGAACCAGATAGGAAGGTTCTCTGAGATAGAGTCTAGTGATAGTCCGCCCTCAAGGATGGAGCCTGCGCTACCTGGAATAAGTCCAGGGCCAGGCTTGCCGTCTGTGGTCTGAGTTAGAAGCTCTGGATCCTCGAACGTAGAGTTAGCGTCCTGGTCAGTGAGCCTAGTCCAGTTGTCTAGGTCTTGAACGTACTCTAGTCTCTGGCCAAAATAAGTCTCCCAGTACTTAGCCATCCATCTATTGTTGCTCCAGTAGACGTTACCATCCATTGCACTGAGAGATACAATGGATTCTTTCTCGATCGTGATTGGCTGCTCGATCGTGGTAGACGCAATGATGTTGTTGTATGCGTAATAGATAGGAGTGTCAGGGTCTACTGGGGTGTTGCCGTCGGGCCCACCTCTCCACTCCACCCACATGGCGCTCTTGTCAGAGACGATAGCTGAGTGAACGATCACAAGTTCTTTAGACTTGATGATGGCTAGTGATGCGTCAGCCCCATTAGAGGCGGTGTTGGCGATGGTGCCTCGGTCTGATTCGAAGAACTCAATGTCCATGTAGTCATTACTATGGACGTTGGAGTTGAGGATGCGACCATAGTCGGACTGATAGAAGATAATACCAGTCTTGAATCCAGTTAGCTCGAGGTCCTTGAGATCTACGTAGTCAACACCATCGATGTACAGACCAGACCAGGCAGCGGTGGCACCGTTGCCATCATATACTCTGCCTCCTGCACCTCCAGCAACTCTGATGATCAGGCGGTAGGTGTTGGAAGGGTTAAGGGTGATGACACGTGCGCCAGCGTAGTCACGCGCATCGTTGATAACGATCTCATGCGTCTCTACAAAAGCAGAAGCCCCCACATCAGTTACCAACTGATCTAGGGCTGCCTGGAGAGAGGTGTAAGTCTCATCCTTTCCAACTAGATAGATAGCCATTTATTCTTTCCACCACTCTGTTTCGTCTGGGTCATCCAGCACAAAGCTGGCTAGACCCTTGTCTTCATCTCTAAAGTAGAAGTCGTACATGGACCATTTTCCATCAGGACTGCAACTTCTGCAAGATGCCAAACCGCCTACGAGGATATCTGTATCCAAGAATTCAGCGATTGCTTTGTCGCAGAAATTGCACTTCACTACTACTGCGGGCATGGCTACTCCGTCTCGATATAACCCTCAACAGGGTCTGTTCCGTCTGGTAGATCAGCTTCGGTACTATCCTCGTTCACACGAGTCTGTCCTTCAGCCAAGGTGTCGATGATAGCAGAAGTATTCCTGATGGAAACCCTTAGATCTCTCTTGCCGCCTACCCCAGACTGGAACTCATTTTTTCTGATGCCCTTGTAGATGAGAGTGGTACCTGTGTCAGGGTCGAGACCATTGGCTGCCTGCCACTGGTCGTATCGCGTGCCAGTCACTGGATTCTCCCAGAAACCTAGAGGTGCATCGTACGTCATGTCCATGTGTTGGCCACCATGGAGTGCAAACGCATATGAACCATACACACTGTCGTCAGCTACTGCAGTGCCCCATGTCTGCTTAGCTACCTCAGCCAAAGACACAAAGGCCTTATCAATCTTGGTGCCCCACAAGGACCCAGTCCATGTGCGCACTCTCTCGTGAAGATCAGCATCCCAGACTGACTCAATGATGCAGTCTGTCCAACGCAGTGGGAGACCCGCTACTGCTGTGTTAGCAGCGTCCTTATGCTCTTCTAGGATGTAGGTCTCAGGCATGCTAGCGAGCTTCTCAGCTGTCTTGCTACCCCAACCACCGGCTACCTCTACTGAGATGAGCTCGTCACCCGCAGGATTAGCCAGTGCCTCGAGGTCTACCTTGAGGGTGTCAAGGTCCTTGTCCCTACGAGATACTCTGTGCAAATAGTTATAGCTCAGGAGTACTGACTCCCCACCGTACTCACCATCCACATAGATAGTATTAATAGCTGGGTCGTACTCGTGGTCTAGCTCTGTGCCGTCGGCAAGCTTGACCCTCAGGTCATATGACACTCGCTGTGCAGGAACGATACTACGGTTGACGGGTGTGACGAAAGCCTGCTCATCTGTGATGATCAGGTCAGTGTGTGAGACTGTGACGTAGTCGTTGCTTAGCCCTACTCTTACGTCGGAGAACCTCAGGCCTGTGACAGGACTGTTGTTAGCCGTGATGATCAGGCCTCTGTCCTTGTAGTCTAGGTTTAGGTCTCGAGCAATTGCGTTTAGAAGACCTGCATGAGTCGGCCCACCTCGGTGAACAAAAACATCAAGTAGGCGATTGTTGTAACTGACATTTGCTTCTCCTGTGAGTCTTGGTGTGTCTAGCCTGTCGCCCCACTTGTCCAGTGCGTTGGCTGCAGGCACTTCTCTAGGGGTAGAGTAGACACCGTTGATGACAGCTGTCTGCCATACCCTATTACTACCATCTCTGTCCACGTGACGATAGACATATTCTGTCACGTCCGGTTCTAGGAGGATGTCCGCTTCCCATGTAGTGGTGGTCGGATAAGCAGTCATGACCATCGAGTCGAGGAACTCAATGGTCTGACCTAGAAGGCGTGTACCGGTTAGTCTGTGTGTTGAGGGCATTATGTCACCAGGATAGCAGAACCCGGATCCTTTCTAAAGATCACATGTCCGTCCGAGGTACGGGCGGCTGAGTCCCACAGGAGGTCTACAACGTAGTAGTCATCTCCGGTCTTCTGCATTAGTAGCTGGTCGGATCTACCTTCGACTAGTCCGATCGATAGTACCGTGCCTGTGCCATCATCTAGATAGATATCAGCCACTGATTCCAGGTAGCCGTTAGCGTCCCACCTCGAGTAAGGTGCGCATACTTTAAGTACTCTGTGTGTCTTACCTAGGTATACTTCTGTGACCACCACGTACAGCCAGTCCCTGGATGTACACATAGCTTCGTACGTCTGTGTTACACCTAGGTCAACAGGCCTGTGATAGAGTCTGACTGGTGCACCGTCTCCATAGAGATCGGCGATCTGGAATGTTGCGCACACTTCCTCTTGCCTGAGGTCTGCGTTGTACGACTCGATAAGGCCTGAGGCGATACGCCAGCCAAGACCGAAGGTCCTACCACCAACATCGACTACTGCACCTAGTACGTTCTGCTCAGTAGCAATGGTCTCCACAGTCTCTGCCGTCACTGTGGCTCTGTCAGCTGGCAGCTCCTGGAGTGTTCTCCAGTCGTAGTAGTCGTCTACCCTTACACGTTGCTGCCTATAATATGTGATGTCGCCCCATGCTGTGCTCTCGGTTGTCTCAACCTTAGCATCTAGCAGATAGAGCATACCCTCGTCGAAGGTGTTCTCCATGAATGGGCTGGACTTGCTGCCGAGCTCTAGCTGCACACCACCGAACTCCATAACTACAGACTCACCCTCGTAGTCTTGGACTACGAGTGAGACGTCCACAGAGTGAGTGTCACTGAGAGGAGTGAATGTAACAGAGGCTCTACTCCATAGACCACCCGTGTCATCCTCAAGGAAGACGGAGGTAGAGTCTACTTCACCGTTGCTGTACTGAGTGCCAACTAGCAGGCTCGGACCAGAGGATCTGCCAGTCACTGGGATGCTGCGTGTAGGACGCATGCCAGCGTACCATACAGTAGCTGTGTAGGTCTGTCCTGCTCTTAGAACTAGTCCGATGGACTGTGACAAGGTCACGGACTCTCCGTCGTCTACAGAGGCTCTGAAGCCGTAGTAGCCATAGAGTCCTGTGGCTCGAGTCAGGTTCCAGTCACCGGTAGATGAGACGAGGCCACTGTTCCAAGCCCATGGTCCAAGTCTCTGAGGGATGACCCTAGAGAACCCCGGATTAAGAAGAAGGTTACGTGGCTTCTCCTGATCCCTGAGAGTGACAGGACGCGGAGTCATCCAGGCCCTGTGTGGCTCAGATAGATCTACTGTGCCTAGGAACATGTTAGCCCTAAGCTTCCTAAACTTGTGCATGAGCTCGGTTAGATGGAATCCACCCAGGCTGTTGATAACTCTTTGAGTACGTCCGCCAACCTTAGCCTGGCCAGCATGCCAGTAGGGATACTGGTTACCAATGACCTGCGTCATGTAACCGTACGGCGTCACCGTCGGTTCCCAGGTTGTGCCACCTGCAGGCACGATCTCATAAGCGAGATCTAGACTAGCGTACTCCTCTGTACTGGCTACTACGCCAAAGCCAAAGCTCAGCGTAGAGAGCTCTTCGCCTACGACTTCATAGCCAAAGGATAGAACAGCTTCGTTTTCAGGAATACAGTCAGGAGAGGCAGACATTATGCGTCCCTACGACCACGTAGTCTTAGTCTCCCGATTGCGGAGGCGTCAGCCGCTAGGCCTGGAGCTGCACGAGTGCGCATCCAAATAGCAATGTCAGCACCTGCGGTGAAGTCACTGGTGTCTGCGTTGAGTGGAATCCTGTCTTCCAGGGCTACAGCTGTGAAGAAGTCTGAGGTTTCATAGCCTGTTGGCATAGAGTAGGGATCAACCGTAACATCATCCGCCGACCTCTCTCTAGCAAAGGTGACCTGGTCTGGGTACTCGAGATCATCGAAGTAAACCTCTGGCTCCAATACGTCTACCGCTTCATCATTCTGAAGGTAGATCTTACGGAAGTAATAGTTCGTTGAACCAGGCTCCTGCTGAGAGGTTATTCCAAAGAAGCTGCCTGCAGCAACTGTCTGGTCACCGGTGCCGGACACTGATCCCATGAGAGAGCCCTTAGCGCCACCGAGCGCTAGGTCAGCAGGGTCATAAAACTTAATATCAAGGGACATTAGATCACCACGATTGGGTCTACGAGAGTATCGTCAGGAACGAATACCTCGTCTCTTTCGAGAGTGTAATTAAGAAGAGCTCTAGGTCTACGATCGATAGTGAGACCTTGTAGCCTTAGGTCGGCGATAGTACTAGAGGAGGAAAGCACAGCTGCTCGTAGCTGATTGATGATCAGCGACTCTCCTGGTCTGATGTCACCAAGATAGTTCAAAGCTGCCTGTTGTGCCAGATCTCTTTCTGTTGCAGTGATCGAGTTACCAGCCCTTGGGATGAGCCTCACGCTCAAGCTAACAGGAAGATACCTAGGCGGCTCCACGATGAAGAAGGTGCCGTCAGATACAACAGAGGCCAGGTTAGAGTAAGCCTGGCGTAGGGTCTCGACAGAGACTCTGTTGTTAGTGGGGATGATGATGATCCTGAATGACCCAGGGCCCGCGAAGTAGGGCTGCTTGATCATGTCTGCAACGTTAGGTGCGTTGAACACAGCAAGACGCACAGCTACTTCGTTGCGTCCGGCCGAGCTTCTCACCCAGCGAGAGATCCTAAACCTATACTCTTCATCACTCTCGAGGTCCGTTGCGCTACTGATGCCACTAATATTCGTCACTAGCACTTCTGCTAGGCTCGTAGTAGAGAGGTCACCTGCGCCAACGTTCTGTGCTGTGCCGGTAGCTGACGTGGTAGCACCCACGTACGCTAGCTTGGCTGCAGCTGGGAAGTCGTAGTCTGCATCAACAGTGTATGTGACACCGCTAGTGGAGCTAACTGTAGCTCCAGCTGGCACTCTACCAAGGTTGAGGTCAGTGGGGTGGGGTAGCTTTTGCGCAAGTGTGCCGCTTGTGACATAGAATCTAATGACCCTGTCAGAGGCTGACACCTGTCCTGCTGCAGGAAGCTTACGAGTGAGACCGAAGGTCTCCCCGAAGAGATCAAGGTAGAAGCCCTGAGCTGTAGGTAGGAACGAGTTGTTCACTGTGTCGTCTAGAGTCTGATACATCTCCTCGATGGTGCCAGAGAATACAGAGGCTAGGCCTCTACTCACTGAGCCCTTACCCACCATGGTGACTTCTGTCTCCTGGACAATGCCTCTCAGCATTTGTCTCATGAGCTCTTCACGACTTTTCTTTCTAATCATATTAGGCCTCTGGCTCAATTTCACCGGTGAGGAAGGAGAACTTCCAACCAAGGACTAGGCTATCGGCGTCAACTGTACCGTCTGCCTCGAGGAAGATGCCGTTGTGTCTCACGACGACACCAGCTTCTTCTAGATCAACTTTGACAATTGTATAGTCAATATCTTCCATTGCTAGATCCTCTACATCGGCTAGTCCAATACCTAGGTCCTGCCTCATGGCCTGGTGGACCATGGGAGTGTTAGGCTTGCCGATGTAGTTCTGTGCGCCCCAGCCTACGGAGGGGTCACTCTTGAAGCCACCACGAGTGGTGTTCAGTACTACGATCATCAGCTGTCTCTGTGACTGCTTGGTCGTACCTACGGCAATGTCTCCACCGCTTAGATCGATCTCACCGTCATCAAAGGTCTTGATGTCTCTCTGGAAATATCTAGCCATTATTCAATGCTTTCAGGTAGGAAGTCTTCGAAGTCTACAATCTGGAAGCTCTTCTTCCTTCGTGGTCTGCCAAGTACACCATTGTTGGAGTCATTAATCTCGTCATCGATATCGTCAGCTACTGCAGCGATAGCGAAGATCATTCCCATAGCAAGCGATGCTTGCCCTGCATGTGTCTCTAGCCATGTAGGTAGAGGGGTAACAATGTTAGACGAGATGACCTTGCCGACGGGGTTCATCTGGTAGTTGCCAGAGAAGACACGACCAGGATCATCGGGGCCCAGCTGTACAGCCGGAGCGGTGAACTTGGTCATACCCTTACCGAATGCAACGCGAAGCTCACCCAGTCTATCGAACATGGTGATGTTATCGTCTGTAATGCGTCCGCTGAACCGTCCCATTAGAACCACCTTTCCCATGGCCTAGCGTACTTCTCTTTCTTCTTAGAGTAAGGTACGCCAATAGTTCTGTTGCCTGGTGTGCCATATCTGGCTTGTGCCATCTTCATCTTCTCGGGGATAGGTGTCTTACTATCCCCCATCTTTCTACGAGATACATCATCGGCAGTCTCACCAGATGGAACTGATGCCCACGAGGATTTGAGTCCTGCCTTGGGTACAAGTTTACCAGATGTAGCTGTCCAGAAGGGATAGGGAACTCTAACAAGGAAATCCTTCATGATTTCATCGCCAGACATCCCCTCGTGATCAATCACGATGGGTCTCACATTCTCTTGGGCCCACTTACGAAGAGAGCTTTCGTCTGAGCCTGAATTACCGTCATCAACCATGCGACCCTGGTGCTTTTCTTTGAAAGCATTGATAGGTGCTACGTAGACGATAGGTCTGCGATCTCTATTCTCTGAGGGTAGATAGCCCGGCGACCTAACTCCATTACCGAGCTTGCCTCTGTAGATAGCGCACAGAACGAACCTACCGGTACGTTCATGCTGCCTACTCTCTTGATCTCTAGTGTCTTGGCGGCGCTCTTCATTCATAGACTGCTTGCGCATTATCTTCTACTCCTGTCGAGTGCTCTGTCGTATTGGTTGCCTCTGCTGAATGGATCACCGATCCTAGAGAAGTCATCAGCAACGTTGACAATGAACTTCTCAACGTCCTTCCTGATGTCACCGCCAAGGCCAGCGAACTTATCAAAGATACTATACATGTCCTGGCTGCTAGTCTCTATACCGGCCTGGAAGTTCTGCCCTCTGTAGAGGAGCATGTGTACATCAATAGGTAGCTCAGTTGAGTTGAGCTGGTGCTTAACGTAGAGTGATGTGGCGAGGTCGCCTAGGTTGGCGACACCCCAGAGGCCAGTAAGCGCTTTGAAGCCACCAGGAGTAACAACGTTCTTACCTAGCCAGTTAGCCATAGACAGGCTTCGTCCACCAGCCCACTTCGCAGCCTGGCCTGCTGCTCCTGCAGTACCTGAACCGAATGCTTCTTTAACGCTAGCTCCAGCCCACTTAAAGAAGGTACCGAAGCCAGTCTTCATGGAGGACTTAGCTGCCTCCGTAGCAAGAGCCTTTTGTCCATACCTGGTGATACCACCAGCAATAGCAGAGGCCGCACGTGTGCCAAAGGCCGCTGCGGGACCGACGAACGGTAGTACGAACCCAGCGATAGAGAAGATCAATAGGCCTGCGTCAAGCAGGTCTAGTACCGCACCCATGTCTCGCATGACACCCTGCATGGATGTTAGTTGCATCTCAGACGTAGGGTTGTTGACACGCACGAGGGTGTGAGGCTCGATCTCGGAGATCCAGCCCTGGGACACATTGAAGTGGTGAATAACAGAAGCTACTTCGAAGTGACCACGAAGATCATTCTGATCATCCTGGAGGTAGATAACATCGTGAGGCTTAATACTTCTGCCAATGATGGTGATGCTGCCTCGATACATAGGCTGAAGAAGCTGACCCATGTTGGTCATGATGGTCTTCGCCTTCTGGTTCGGGTGAATAGCGTTCAGCTCATAGGTGACGCCGAGCTTACGGTTCTCCTTGCCGATCTTATAGGTGAAGGGGATACCGTCGGTCGTTGGGTACGACCTCCAGTCGGTGTCTTCGTACTGGATCATGATGTCTTCTTCGTCCTCGTTCCCATCGACATCTTTGCTGTCATTAACGTGGTACTCGACCTCAGAGGCAGGGGCCCTGAGGAGAATACAGTTAGACATCTCTGACATACTAGCTGTCAGATTGTTAGCAATGAGATCCTTGTTGCCAATGAGGTGGTAATCCCTGAATACCCTGTAGCCAGGAGGCAGGTCAAAGATGCGCATCTTCCTGGATGCATCTCTGAGCTTAGCCTTATTGAGAGTACGGTTAACCTCTTCACTCTTGATCCATAGGTATACGTTCCAGCAGAACAGACGGAAGCCTCCGCCTGTCTCCAGTAGAACATCAGCCACTGAGGCGTTAGCAGGGAAGTCTGTAATAGCATTCTCGAAAGGATCCATGAGAGTAGATCTTCTAACAAGAGTCCTGTTCCTGTTCTTCTCGGCTCTGACCTTGAGGGCATCACCCTGCTTCTTGGTCATGACACCAGAGTTAACTAGTGTATCGATCTGGCGCGCGTAGCCGCCTTCGCGAGGAGCTTGGCTACCAAAGATTGCTGGCGTATCGTTAGTTAGACGCTTGTACTCTGTGTTGAACAGACCATTAGGATCATGCTCTAGCTTCTCCTTAAAGGTATCGAAGATACCCAGACCTGGCTCGGCGAACATCTGCTCTAGGTCCCTGGCGGCCCCTGCGAGTACCGCCACTCCCTTTTGAGGGTCAATGTCGTAGTACCAGAAGAAGAGGTTCTCAAGGAGCGTAGGATCGATCTGACGGAACTCTTTGACAACTGTGTCCTTCATGTTGTTAGCATAGACCCACCAGTGGGTCTCAATGTTGAAGCCTGCAGGTAGACGTACGCTGACTCTGTCCTGGATGAAGCTGCCGCGAGCCTTCTCGTAGAAGTCACCTCTATCTACGAATGTTCTATCATATAGAATGTCGAGGAACTCGGCCTTGTCATCTCCATCAGGTAGCTCGTCTAGCTCGAGGATATCCTCGTGACGTAGGAATAGAGATGCGTCATCGTTGCTAGAGAAGATGTCTTCTCCAACGAAGTAGCTGTTGTCCTCGAGCGCACGAGCATACTTACCCTGTGCCTTGCTGAAGTTCTCTGTGTCCGTGCCACCAAAATGGCCACGGTACATAGCTACGTACACACTGCTGAGGAAAGGAACGATGAGCTGAGTCTGGAAGTCTATTCTAGATTCCTTCTTGTTAAGGACAGGGTTGAGTCTAGCGTAGGTTAGCTGCTCGACATGTCCTGGCTCACGATACATATACGGCTGCTCGGGCTGGCCTACGAAGAGCGTGCCGTCAGTCTCGAATGGTACCACCTGAGCGATAGCCCCGGGCCTGTGCCTGGCTACTTCTTTGATAGCATCCCACGCAGACTGAGGAGGAATGATCCACTTAGCCCACTTGCCACCAGAGTATGCGGTGTCGATCCACCATGCATCGGGCTTCATCTCAGTGGCTAGCTCTAGTAGAGGGTCAACGGTGTGGGCCCATAGGTAGTTACGGAACCCCTCGTACATAGAGTCTGGATTTTCCTCATCATTGAAAGCATTCAGTATCGGAATGCCTGCGCCGATATCGGTGATAGCTAGCAGAGGAAGGTCTCTCTTGATGAAGACTCTGCGGTCTGCTTCAAGACGAGCGTTGGATGTCACGTGAACATTTGTCATGTTCACTAGCTTCTTGTTCATGACGTAGTCAACGAAACCCACAGAGGCTGAAGGGTCCTGGCCAGGTGTCACGATCGCACGCATGCTAGCTTCGCTAATCTCACGTACGCCAACTCCCTCACCAAGGTGGGGTGTCTCAGTCTTCTCGAGCACCTTGCGAATGATATCTAGGTGGTTGATGGACTCCATCTCAAACTGTACTTCATTGAGGAGCTCACGCTTGTGCCCTTGAGCAACAAGGCTCACAACGTTACCAGGCATGATCTCTGTGATCATACCGGTGAAGATGATGTCCATGTCCTCAGGGAGAGAGCCATAGCCTAGACGTAGCTGTACAGTGATACCTGTCTGTAGCTTGAGCTTGGAGAAGTATCCCTCTCCTGCATCGTCTACGTTGAGGCCAAGCTTATCCTGAGAATCTCTGGTGAGGATCTCTTCGTTGGATAGGTTGTGGGTGACGTTAGATAGCTGACACGTTAGTAGCGCAGCGTCTTCCTTGTCGATGCGCACAGATAGACTGATCAGGCTGTTCACACCATAGAGGTCATCAGAGAGATACTCCACGCCTCTGTCTTTATCAATGAAGTACAGACGATAGGCAGGGAAGAGCTTGCCCATGGATAGAGTCTTATCGTTCACACGAGCCAACAGGTCTCTGTTGGTTCTGGTGATGTGCTCCTTGTCATAAGGATCGAATACGCTCAGGGCATCTCCAGAGAAGGTGTTGAGCGGTCCGCCCTTAGCCTTAACGAACTTAGGCCTACGTCCACCGGAGACAACGTTGCCAAGGTGGTTGCCCTTCTCGTCAATGACGAGGAGGCTTAGCGTTGGCTTCTCGTCACCAACAACTGGACCATTGTTCACAGCGTGTAGCGCTAGGTGATCGTTCTCACGTCCATTAAGTCTAGGGTCTGCAGAGCGCTGGCTGAGCGGCTTCCAGATCTGCTTGAGGAACTGATCGATACCACGTGTACCAAGAGCAGCGATCTCATTAGGGATAGGCTTCAACATATACTTAGGACTAAGGTATTCGCCCAGCGCCCTGTCTAGAGCGTCTTCCTTCTCGGAGGCTGCAGCGATAGTTTCTGGCTTTAGCCTCTTATGAAAATAAGGCAGGTCAGGATCAACTGGGTCGTTGATCCTGCGTGGGGTCTTAGCCTGTGCCTCCATGGCGTCTTCGTACGCCACAGCTCTGTGGTACGGAGGCTTGATACCTAGGTCTCCGTAGGTTGGGGCGAACTTTCTCCACAGCTCCTTACTGTCAGCATCTACAGCTTTTCTTCCGAAGAGCGCAGCGTAGGTAGGTAGGTTCATGTCAGCATAGTTAGAGGTGATAGGCTTGTACTCGCTACCAGGGACGTCCTCCATCGCACGCTGGTCAACGTTAACATTTGTTTCCCTGACTGTGTCCTGGAGAGACTCTAGTTTGAGCCCAGCCTTGCCACCAAGGGTTGGGAAGTTCTCATAGGCACCGGTACGCAGTAGGCCTAGGAGACGCTGTCTGGCGTCTCTTACGTCAGAGGATGTCCAGGCAGGCTCTTTAGATTGGTCCTGATAGATGCGGCCGCCGAAGACGATGTCGAAGTATGCATCCCATAGCTCCTTGGCAAAGAACACATCCTTTCTTCCATCGATAGCCATCCACCTAAGCATCTCTCTGCCCTGCTCCTTGATGTTGAGCTGAGCACTGTCGCCAGTGAGAGTCTCAAAGAAGTCTGCAGTAGGAAAGCCTAGGTGATCTGCAAGGGCTGCAGCTGGTGATAGAAGAGCAAGCTGAACAGGGTCAAAGGACTCGGCACCCTCAGGACGTTCGTACTGTCCCTTGGATAGGAAATTGTTCGCCTTGCCTTGGGCAATGCGTTCAATCCTACTGAGGGAGAAGTCTTGGTCTTCGTCACCCTCTCTGATTCTGTTGTAGCCGGTGTTAGACTGAGCGGAGAAGTTAAAGATACTAGCAGGGTTGTAGTTGCCGTGTGCCAGTCTTCTCTCTGTACCGAGGTAGCCACCAGTCTGACTCACCACATAGGAGATAGGATTAAGTAGACCATTCCTGTTGGTGGGATCCAGCTCGAAGATGCTTGCGTCTTCGAACTGTGCGCCTTCCAAGACTGCAGCTACAGTTCTATCATTGGATGCACGAGTGTCCCACAGAACATGACGCACACCATTCTTCTTCTTCTGTGTGAGATAGAACCATGCAGCTGCCAGGATGTTGGGCTGAATGATTGAGTTCACACCTCGGCTGTCATCGCCGAACACTAGCTCATACGCAAAGGCACCTTCGCCATCTAGCTCAGACTTTTTAGGCTTGTTGGGATCCACAGGGCGGGTCTTGTACCAGTTCACCTTGAGTTTGTCAGAGTAGAAGTCTCGCTGAGGCCTAGACAATTCCTTTGTATTAAACTCGACCTGGTCGTTGAGCAGGTCGTAGATGTGGTTCCAGATAGTTCTGACGTCGTTCTGCTCACCCTTACCCTTAGAGGCTAGGACGATAGACTCAGCAAGCTGGAAGCTTAGACGGTTCTCCAGTAGCTCGAGCTCAATGACCCACTTCTCTTCCTGAGCATTTCTATACGTGCTCACGCCAGAGATAGCGAAGTCACGTGCACCCAGGAAGTTGAGGACGTTGTTCTTAATGGTGATGAACTGTCGACGATGGTAAGGAGCACCACTCTGATAGACAGCAGCATCTAGCTCTGACTTCATCTCGTGGAACTTAGCTAGTGTCACAGCATCTGTGGTTTCGATGGTCACGAATGCATGCACGTTGTCTACGCCCATGTACTGGACCACTGGGTACACACTGCCCAGTAGAGGCAGTGTAGCCATCTTCATGAAGAACCTAGACTCCACGTGAGTCACCACGAAGTCTTTACCACTAGGTGCGAACTCTCGGATGTCACCGTGGGCAGGGTCTTCCCATTTGAATGTCATACCAGCTTCTTCTTCTCCGAAGCTAGTCTGGTATGGCTCCATGTATTCGAGGCCTGAGTCTAGAGCGGATGCACTCATGAACATCTTCTGAGCCAGTCTGGGGATCCAGACTGCCTGCTGTACGTTCGGGGTCATGTCTCCGTTAGAGTCTCTGTACCTGATCTTGCCATCCTGCCAGACGTTCTCGTTGAACCTTCTGAAGAAGAGCTTCACAAGCAGCGTGTTGGTCTGGTTGTCCTGCGTCTCTACTACTGCTCCCTGGAATGCGCATGCAACTGTGATAAGGTTGCGGTCCAGGTTGGACAGCCTGCTTGACTTGTCTGTATCAGGGATGGGATCCACAACAGGTGCGATACCATTGCTACCGGTTCTGTCTCCTACCATGTAGTCGACGAACGGGTTCAGACTACCCACGAACTGCTTGAAGCCCTCGATGCTCCTACCGCTCATCTTACCTGTGGTCTCACTATATACGTACGCAAGCTGACGACCGAAGTATCCTCTACCAGGGCTCGTGTCTACTCTGACAAATGAGTTGACAGGGTGTAGCTTCTCTAGTGCTGCAGTGGACTCAAGCGCACCAGGTGCTGGGGCTCTGGTGGAGGCAGTCTTGCCTGCTGGTACGTTACGTGTAGCTGAGTTCATTTCAGGGGAGTTGATACCCATGAAACGTAGCTGCTCTGGTTCAACGTTTAGAGTGTTAGGTTCTGGGACAACCCAGATACCGTCACCATCCTCTACACCAGAAGGAGCACCCTCATATGACACCACCTTGTAGAGAGGGAATGTAGTGTGGGCAGGAGAACCCGTGGGGTTCTCAATAGTGTTCTCTGGGGCAATGAAGTCCTCACCTAGGAGGGCAAGCTTTTCGTTCTGGTATGTTGCTGCGTTGGTACCCTGCGTTGCAAGAACCTTTCCTACAACCTCGTCCCTGACTCTTTGGAAGAGCTCGGGAGCTAGCAGGCTGTTCACATAGACGGGTACGATAGCAGCACTTGAGATCTCCACAATAGGAGCAGCCTTAAGCGTAGCTAGCAGACCCTGTAGTCCATAGGTCAGGAAGGAACCATCGTCCTTGAAGACTGGGTTGAGACTCTCCTGAGGAACCTCGATCGAGATCTGCATCGTGATGTCATTGTTGTGGTCCCTGATCACAGGGTCCGTGATAGATCTAACTGTACGTGCTACTCGAGCATCATAGTTCTCTGTGATCTGCACATCTACGATGGGCATCTCTGTGCCCAGCTGTACCGGTCCGATCCACGTGTGGATGTTACGGAACGTTTCTTCCATCCTATCGGAGACATCTTTGCTAAGAGCTTCACTCTCTGTGGAGAAAGCTGTAGCTCTTCGTGAGGCTAGGCTGTTCCATCTGTTCCTGCGACGACGCTGGATGTCCACCTCAGCGATGATCTCGTTGATGGCTCTCGTACCTTCTTTGAGATACTTTGAGGTTTCGTCGTCATCTAGACCAGGAGGCAGAGTGATGTCATTGATCGATAGCTGTACTACGGCTACGAAACGGGCAAAGTCATTGTCCGAATACGTAATAGAATTGTAGAAGTCCTCAAGGCCCTCTACGGGCCTTGTGACTGGGTCAGTCTCGAAGGTAGGTACCTTCAGCTGCTTCAGGAAGTCTACTTTGTTTGTGATTAGACCCATTTAGAAGTTCCAGTTTGAATCTGTAGGAGGCTGACTCTGGATCTCACCTAGGCCGCCACCCGGAGGAGGGCTGCCTTGGATCGAGTCCATGATGTTAAAGCCCTGTGGCATAAAGACGGATTGTTCGCCGCCAAAGTGACGACGTTGTCCTCTTACCCTGTTAATTCTAGCGCCCGCATTCGGAATAGCAACAGCGCTAGGTCTTGCTCCATCAGTTGGGTAGTTAACCATAGGTGTAGGTGGCATGCCTGGACCAGGTGATACATTGTTCACCTGCATAGGAGGTCGGTCTTGCTCAGGGCTTGAGCTCAGTGCGCTGGCCACACCAATACCTGCAGCCACGCCCATGGCTACCTTCATCATACCCCAGCCCTTAGAGGAACCGAAGTCATCAGCAAATGCTGCGGTCTTATTGATTACGTCTTCGATACCAGTGGCAGCTGCATCGATAGTCATGTTAGCTACCTTCTCATTGAGAACATAGCCTTGCTCTGTGAGCTCACCCATGATCTCAGCCCCACCCTGAGTCATACCAGGTGCGCTTACGCTGAGGCCAGTGATCTCTCTCATCAACTGCTCTGCATAGTTACCTCCAACAGCTCCCTCGCTCATTAGCGCAGAGGTAGTCTTGTTGCCACGGATCTGCTGCTCAATAGCTGCGACGCCCATCATGTCGTCAGCCATGTTCCTCCACATAGGAGAGTCAGCAGGGATCTCACCCATGTTACGTGCTACTGCTTGCTGCGCAGCTGACATACCAGAGGTCCTGGCTGCAGCGAAGAAGGACATGCCTGTGTCAGGCATACCTCTAGACATGCTGGCCAGTCTCTTGGCTAGATCAGCAGAGGCTGCGTTCCAGGCCTTGGTACCGTGAGCCATACCAGGAGCCTTGAGTAGGCTCGATACGCCTGCCAGCGTATCGTCTGTGAACTGAGTACCCTTCTTTAGGAAGCCATAGATGAAGCGTACATAGTCTGCGTTCTGTGCAACACGTGCACCCTGCAGGTTGTACTTCTTCTTGAGCATACCCATGTTGGTGACGTTGAAGTGTGTTGTCACACCAGAGACTGCCTCGAGTGCACGAGACTGTCTAAGAGCAAAGTTGTGCAGAGTACCTACTGAGCCACCAGGCTGGATGTCTCTCTGGAATGAACCAAGCGCAGCTCTGTATGCGTCTGCTTGCTTCTTGGTCATAGTGGCTGAGTCGTTTACGTCCAGCCCCATGGAAGCCAGCATCTCATCAATCTTGCCAGTAGGACTAGCAGCCCCTGACAAGTCTTCGACAGCACCCATCATCTTGGTGTCCATCATGCGTCCAAGCAGAGCTACACCCTTAGCATCAGCTGCATGCATGGCGCTAAGCATTCGTTGTGACTCGCCGAATGTCATGCCACCCTTTTCCAGGGAGGGTACGTACATGTTGGCGTGGTCGAAGTCATGGTCAGCCTGAGAGAGGGCGTCTAGTACACGTGACGTCCACATGGTGTCTGACGTGCCTACTTGGCTACCTCTCATTAGGTTGATCTTGACGGGTACCAGCTGCGCAGCAGACTGGACTGGGTCTCTCTTGTAGATACCAAAGACGTCCTCTCCGCGCTTTAGCTTCCTTAGCATCTCGAGGCCTACGTCTCCCTTGTAGGCTCTCTTGATTCCAGACTCAGTCAGGCTCACGGCCGCAACGTTATGCTTAGTACTCATCTGGCGAATGGTGAATCTACCACCAACGATTCCACTGACTTCCTTGTGGCCAATGATTGCCTTGTTGCCAACTAGCGCTTCTGTGATGGCCATGTTAGACATTGCCATGCGCTTGGTCATAGCTCCCTTGGAGGCTGTCGGATCCAGCATCTGCTCCATGAAGTTGAAGACGTTAGAAATGACACCTAGTGCACGGACCTTAGACCTTTTTGCACCAGCTGCTGTGGCTCTTCGTGGGATGACGGTGACGTCGCCGACGGCACCGGTGGTGCTTGCTCTATGGAACTCGGGTGCAACTCTACCAATGTTGGGTACGAAGATGTGGTTGGCTAGTGCGCTTGCTGCGCCCTTGCCCCTGCTACCAGCAAGCACATCGATGTTGCCTAGGTGTGTACCACTTACATCAACGAATGTACCAAGGCTGTCCTTGTTCATACCGAACTGTGAAGTGAACTTATCGTACATCTCAGGTGTGAGTGTTCCTGTCTCACTCATCATCTGCTGGATCTCACTGAGTAGGCCCTGGTTGGCCACGTCAGCGTGCTTCATGATTCCAATGCCGTACTTCTGTGCTACGGCCTGTACTGCATCTGGTCCATACAGAGCAGCGTTCTGAGCTACGATCATTGACTTAACGAAGTCTTCTGTCTTACCGATGTTACCGCTGAGTACTCCAGCAAACTTAGCAGCTAGCTCAGAGCCTGGTCCACCTCCACCAGCAAAGTCTGTGACTTTGCTAAGTAGCATACGAGCCTCACCCATGCGCACACGAGCAGACTCTTCGATTACATTGGAGGCTCTGAACTTAACGTTAGTTGCCTCGAAGATATCAGCGTATAGTCCCTTGCCATGCCTGGAAGCGAAGGTTCTAGCGTCGGCCTTGTTCATACCACCACCACGGAGCATACCTACGAGCTCGTCTGTGGTGAAGTCTCTTCTCTTTGTAGCGAAGTACTTGCCGCTTACTGCCTTCTTCAGACCAAGTCTTTTTGACATGTGCTCGGCGAGGCCTTGACGCCATGCGTCAGTCATGAAGGCCCCGTCAGCAAAGTTACCCATGCCCTTACTAGTATTCAGGACAGCTCTAGACTGCCCACCAGCTGTGGTGAATGAACTGACACCTAGTCCAGCATACTCAGCATATGCAGAAAGAGCCTCTGCCTTGCGGTTGGCTCCAATGCCCCTAATGTTCATTACCTTCTGAGCGTAATGAGATGCATACTGTTCACGTGCGACTCGAGGGTCTCCACCCTTAAGCCCCTGAACAAGCAGGTCCATGCCACCAAGCATAGGACCACGACCACCCGAGGCCCTTACACCTCCGACGGTTAGAGCGATACCCTGCTGCACAACAGGACGTGTGTCTTGCATCATCAGTCTGATGCCTTCAGAAGTCTTCTGAATCTCGTAGATCTTATCCTTAACGTTACGGCCTACAACGTTGACACCCTTGATCTTCTTGCCACTAGTGAACGAGGCTAGGATGGCACTGTTTGTTTCAATAGGGCTACCGCCTAGCTGCAGTACCTTAGCGGTCCTGTCTGCTAGGAAGTCTTGTACTCTTGCATCGTCAGCCCAGCTACCTAGACTTGTAGTTGGATTGATATGACGTGCGTCTCCAACTGGACCACTGATGGCTACCTTATATAGATCTGTGGCCTGGGCCCCAATACGCTGCATGCGACGGCTAGTCATCAGAGCACCGGAGTCACCAGCTACTCTGGACCAGAAGAACTCAGCACCCTGCCCACGAAGATGACCAACTCTAGAGCGAGCAACAGTGCCGATGTCAACTGCACCGATGGCGCTGCCAGTACTACTGATAGCATTGCGCATACGGCCAAGGTCTCTGGCGTAGTCGGAGCCTGCGACTAGAGGATGCAACTCATCGTGTGAGAAGAAGTTCTTAGGGTTCCCTGTGCGTGGACGCATAGGGATAGCATTGAATGCGTTGTAGTGGTGTTCACCAGATAGATAGTTCTGGGCCTGTGCGAAGGGTAGGACACTATCATCGGTACCCATGTTAGCTAGGATACGAGTGTGGCGTTGACCCTGGAACTCAACGACTTCCATGCCGACATCTTTGATACCGGTAATGTTTGTGCCAGCCTTGGCTAGTGCCCCGCCTAGTCCTCTGACGTAAGCTTCTCTGTATGTGTTGAACCTTGTCCCTAGCTCGTCTGGTCTACCATAGAACGCACCGAGAAAGTCTTCCTTAGCTTCGCTGACAGTCTTACCTAGGAGACCGTCGTCTCCCAAGTGCACGAGTCCTCTTCTGCCATGTACTCCGATCATGCCAGCATTGATGCCACCGCCTGTAGCATTCAGGTCAGTGAGGTTGATGGCTGCCCAGGCCTGAATAGGCCTGCGAGCTGAGAAGCCTAGACGTCCTAGGTTGGTTCCAACATTGCCTTGTAGTGCGTCTGCTAGAGTACCCTTGGCTCTCTCGAGGTTATACATACCTGAGTAAGAAGGTGCCGTGTTGGTGTAAGAGGGCACGTGAGACATGAGCTGCGTGCCGTACCGCACCATGCCTGTACCTTGAACCTGCGCAGGCAGAGGAGCATAGACTCCCGCTCCACCGATACCGACTGACACACCGGTCCTTACCTGTGACCCAGGGACAGACTTCATGACAGCCTGCATGGCAGGAGTTAGATTTCCTGCCTGACCGGATCTGATGTAGTCAGCTGTAAGCATTTCTCTCATTAAAAGGCACCGTGTAGTCCGGGATATGATCTGGTTGTAGTAATACGATCAGACTCCCAAAGGTTGTATCTATGCATATCGTACGCTTGATTATAGTACGAGTCGAGTGTCTTGATCTTAATCGACTCCATAGGAATGTCTGGAGCCCAGCCCTCCCAGTCGTCATCAGGGGTACCGTACATGCTCAAAAGTTCGTCAGCTCTACCTCTCGCATGACCCTGAGGTCTAAAGTTAAACCTCGTGTCTCCCTGTCTAGCCCAGGCGCTACCCAGGATAGGTGCGGCCATAGGTGAGGCTACAGACATGATGGCTTCTCGACCCTCTTCCGGGGCCCTGAGGAACTGCCATGCATAATCTTTCATGGGTGAGCCAAGCCTGAACTTAGCAGAGTTCAGGAATGACTCGCCATCCTGGCTGTAGTCCATGCCTACTGCTGTACGCTGTGCTGCGTTACGGAACCTAGACTTGAGCAGTCCCTGTCCAGCCTTACCGGCTGCAGACATGTTGCGCATTGCTCTCTCGTACTCGAGGGCATCGAAGTAAGCTTCGTTGCCAACTCTCTCGTCAAAACTACCAGGTGTCCAACCACCACGCGCCTGACCCGTGGCCATCATGCGTCCAGCTGAAGCGGCACCGATTCCAATACCACCTGCTACACCTAGGGCTACACCTGCTGGCGTCGCTCCCATAAAGAGCCCTAGAGCGGCTCCACCGATACCAGCGGTAGCTGGGTCGGAACCAATAAGGTTCTGGATTCTAGGCCTAGCGAAGCTCGTGTATGGGTTGCTCCAGTCCTGGAAGTCTGCACCGTATACCTGATCCTCGAGGTAGCTCTCGTATGCAGAGCGCTGACCCAGGAGCTTGCGGTCTAGGATGGTACCGAAGAGGGGGATAGATCTACCCACAGCTGGGATGAGATCGTGAGTGAACGACTCCCATACCGCACCGATAGCACGCTCGGGTGCACTGTATTTGTTTACTGCTGCTAGCTGCTCGGGTGTACCGGACCTAACACCAGAGAATCTTCTGGCTGTGTACTCTGGTCCATCGAGGATGGACTCGACCTGGTCTTCAGTCTGCTGCATGTCTACACGCCATGACTTGTCTAGCGCTCCAGACGCTAGCCAACCAGAGACGATAGCCCTGTAATGCTTGAACGAATCAGAGTAAGGAGCAACGTCAGCAAGGATCTTATATCGATCGTATGCGTCATAGACACCAGGAGTACCAGAGTGCAGAGGTCTTAGGGATTCTAGTCCTGCACCAGGCAGCCTAGCTTCACCCATCTTGATCTTTGCGTACGGGTCACCGAGAGTGAAATCAGTGTAGTAGTCTCTGTCTCCACTAAAGACAGAACGTGCTCCTGGCATCCAGTCGGGCATCTCGTTAGCAATAAGGTTGATGCCCTGTCGACCCTGATCAGGATCTAGGAAACGACGTAGGAGCTCAGAGCCGCCGAGCATACCGCCTAGTGACTCGTCATAGAACTCACGTGAGAAGCTAGTAATAGTACTAGCGTCAGCCGCATACTTGTCGTGTGCCTTGCCACCAAAGAGGTCCTGGTAGAAGGGCAGCTGCTCTGCAGCAAACTTGTAGATACCACCAAGCTCTGTGATCTGATCTATAGACTTGGACATCATACCTAGACCAGCAGTAGGAGTGCTACCTGTCATGTATGCCCCAGGGCTTGGCTCATAGCCAATGTCAGAGGCTGCAGCTGACATACTGCCACCCGATAGAACTACATCCTCTCCTGGATGCATTCTCTCTCCGGAAGAGCTGTAGGGATAAGGCCTAGACTTGTAGTGCTTCTTGGCGTAGTGGTTAGGATCCAGGATCTTCTTGAGACCGAATAGGTTGTGAGGAGTAGGTAGCGAGCTTGCGTTAGCGAAGTACTCGCTCTTCGAGCCATACTGTGTCGACGTATATCTAAAGTTAGATTGGTAGCGGGCAGCCCAGTGTGGGCGGTAGTACTCTACGTCATTACCTTCGAAGGGCTGGAGACCCATCATCCACCAGCGGCTCTTCATGACAGCGATGTTCTTCTTACCGCTGTAGATGTCGCTGAGCTCTTGTGAGCTCATGTCCAAGTCCTTACCACCGATAAGACCAGAGAGGGCAGCACCTGCAAAGCCCGCCTTACGTCCACCCTTGTACAGACCGGCAATGATTGGGCCCAGTGTACGTAGTGCTGTGATACCAGGGAGACTTGTGCTTCCAGGCATCAGGCCTTCTGCGTATGCGGCCGCCTGCTGTAGTCCGATAGTCTCACGCAACTTTTGTCTTGCGACTGAGATACTAGTATAGGCCTTGACTCCATACTCAGATGGAGTGGTGTTGTCCATGCCAGGGACGAAGTCCATGGCTTCACCAGCCAGGAAGTCTCCGTACTTGGCTCCCTCGAGCCCCATCTTCACACCAGCTGCCATACCATAGATCTTAGCTAGGTTACCCACCCAACCATACTGACCCTTGGTAGGACGGAAGCCCATACCAGTGGTAGAACCGATGAGCTGGTTAAGTCTCTCGGTTGCGTGGTGCATGAATAGGTTGGCTGTGTTGAGCGCACCTGGTACGTCTACGACGCCTGAGGCTGGGATGGCTGTCGCTGGAGCTCCGCCAGGTCCAGCCGTAAGGACACCGCCTCCTGCAGGAGTGTAGCCCTGTGTAGGCTTTCTAGCGTTGGGCACATCACCAACCCGTACGCCAGCATTACCAGGAGTAGGAGGAGTACGATAGTAGGAGCCAACTCTCGAGTCACCTAGAGCCTTCTCCTTGATCCTCTGGTAGAGAGGGATCTTGCCATCAGGCGCTGCAGCTACAGCCTCATCTAGATATTCATCTACATTTCCGTAACTCGACTGCCCTGGTAGTCGCCCCCTACTATAGAGTGACTGTGCTTCTACTAGCTCTCGCTTGGTTAGCGTAGCTCTACGAGGTACGAATGCATTACGTACAAACTCACCTGGAGCTTTGCCTCTGTCAATAGCGTGACGCTCTAGTGCATCCTTGGCTAGGCCGACAACGCTTCTGTTGGTGGCGAACTCAGGGCCCACTCCAAGAATGGACTGTGCACGCTGGAAGAAGTGCTTGACTGGGCTGTTAGTTCTGCTGGCCATCTCGGTAGTTAGACGGGCATCCATCTGACTAGCAATCAGCCCCTGCTTAGATGCAACGGCTCTACCATAGAAGTGAGAGCCAGGCCTACTCACATCGTAGACCTTCATGCCTGAGGCTACCTTGGCGAACTTACTGGTCTGACCAACCTGAGAGTAGATGTCTCCGCCGATGTTGAAGTTCAGACCGTGTCCGGTCTTAACACCGCCAGGTAGCTGGACTCCTCCACCAATAGTTTGATGACGTCCCTTCCATAGCATGGGCCTGATAGCACCGAAGATTAGATCGGCAGGCTTAAGCTCAACGAAGGGTACCTCGAACTTACGTAGTGTGTTATGTACGGCGTCGAAGACTCTCTGTCCTGAGCCGAACTGTGTGTCCAGCATCTTGCCGGACTCATCCTTGAACAGACCAAAGAGGTTTGAGTCAGAGACAGAGAACTGTCCACCAACCACACCATGAGCTCTGGCTCTCTGTAGAACCTTTACAGAGTTAGGACTGAAGCGGCCGCTAACCTCTGGGTTCTGAAGGATGTCATCAACAGTGAGATGCTTCAGACCCTCCGGGGCTGTGCGTCCATGATACCTACTGCCTAGATAGTTACGGTGTAGGTCTACGCCTGTCTGTCCACCCTCGTGCTGCCAGCGAAGTGCATCGCCACCGATAGCAGAGTACTTCTTGTACATCTGCTCGACCTCAATGGCGAGGTCAGGTGTGATGTGCTTTCCCTCATCGAGGTAACGCCCAGCCACTTGGCTGTGCTTGATGTTGGGTCCTAGTACTACATCATCGATCAGGTTCTTGAGAGGGTTGACCGCGATATCCCTGAACGCATAACCCTTTTGCCCAACACTGGACATCATCTTGATCAGGTTCTTGCGGCCGATGGCTGCGCCTGCTAGCGCTACACCACCGGTTACTACTGCTAGCTTCGCAATGCGATCTAGCTCAGGCATCCTGGAATGGATCTGCCTGCGCTGGAATTCAGAAGGTGTATCTTCTCTGCTTAGGTCACCGGGATAGCGTGCAGACTCAACCCGTTCCGTGAAGAACTGGTCGTTGTACAGGTCTTCCCTGCCGTGATCTGTGCTACCTCGTTGTCCGTTAGCCATTCTTTGCTCGAGCTAGGTCGACGTTCATCTTGTCGAGGGACTTACCCTCGGCCTTGAAGCCGTGAAGTCTTTCTCTGGATTCTTGCGCCTGTGCGATAAGCTTCTTTCTGAACTCTGGATCCTTCATTTTAGGATTCACGCTCATGCCAGCTTCTTGTTCCTTCATGATACGCTTATTCATTTTAGCGGCTCTAGTGATCTTCTTCTGGTATCCCTCGGGATCAATCCAGGGTTGAAGGTCAACCTTGATGCCAGTGATGGTCTCGGACATAGCCACGAGCTCCATCATTTCAGTGAAACGCATATCACCAACCTGCTCTACCGTCATGGTAGGGAAGGCTGCAAAGATTCTACTCTTAAGGAACCCATCAAGGCTAGTTGCATGATCACGTGCAACCCCAAGTCCTTCGACAAGTCTTTCAGTACTAACCCAAGCTGAGGCCTCAATTACGGCCTCGGCGATCTGCCGGTCGAAACCAGCGGGAAGATCATCATCGGGGAGAGGGTTTGGCCATAGTACTGCCAGCTCCACAATCTCCGTGTACTGTTCGGTGTAAAGAGAACCGAGATAGTGAAGGGCTTCCTCATCATTCTTGAGAGGAATGTTCACGAGCTCGTTGTACTCTTTCTTGGATAGCGTACGGAACACTACCTCGAGTGGCTCTCCATCACAGTCAACGACGACGCAATGGGGTTCATACCCCATGCGCCGCCATTGGGGAACTTTGTCCCTTACCCCTACTGGGAACTCCATCTGATTACTTCAGAGGCATAGGAGGCAGCGGGTTCTGGTCGTGACCAGAGGCGGCCATGACACAGTTAGCCAGATGACTGACTACACCGGTGGGCAGTGAGCGCACGGTCTCGGTGGTGTACTGAGGGTCTGCACAACCAGCAACCACGATCATCTCTTCGGTGTGCATCTGGATCTCGGTCTCAGCCCAGTTCTTATCAGAGGCTTCTTCGCTGTGCTTCTCAACACGGTCCTTGACATGCTCGAGGATCTTCTTCTGAAGACTACCCCACTCTCTACGAGAGAAGCCACGGACAACGTGTAGACCACTAGGGGTTGGAACGAGGTGAGGCTGGTAGGCCTTCGTCTTCCACTCTAGATAGTACTTGAGTGCGCCCCACTTCATGCCATAGATCTGACCGAGGCCTAGATTGAACTCCGTGAAACCAGGGAGGAGCGTTAGCTCGCCCCATCTTTCAGTGGGTCCCATCACTTCGAGAGGCTCTGCCTCCATCATGCGCTCAGTGAACTCCATGATGGTCTCTGTGGCAGCCTCTGTTGCTTCCTCTTCGGATACCTCGCCTTCAGCGAGTGCTCCTTCGACTAGCTCTTCCGCTACCGCCTCAGGGGCAGCAGCGGCTTCGTCTATAGCCTTGCTAACTAGATCTCTTACGTCCATCTTCTTCTCCTATTAGCGAGACGGATCAACTGTGATCTTGGTAACCTTCTTGGCCCAGAAGGAATAAACTTCAAGAATGTTGATACCGCTCGCAGAGAGCCCACCGGAAGGTGAGGCTCCAGCCTGAACCTGTTGAGACTCACCGACGAAGACTACGTCTTCGATACGTTGAGCTACATGTACTTCGTCAATATCGCCGAAGTGCGTCCAGATGTCAACAGGAACAACATCTAGATGCGGGTTTTGAACATCAAACATATCCTGGAACTCAGTGAATCTTTGATTGCTGTTCTGATAAGTAGTTTGAGCCATCTGAGCTAGGGCTGACATTCGCGCCAGAGATGCAGGTCCTGCAATAGCAGCCTGCAACAATAGTGTCATACGCGATGAAGCTGTTCCGTCTCTCATCTCATTGAGGTACGTATCAGTTGCGGCCTTACCATTCTGTGTTAGTCCGGCGATGTACCTCTTCGCTCCCTCACTTGAGGAGACTCCATTGCGTGCCTTCTCAACTGCATACTCAAGATACCCTGGGTACCTAAAGTTGATTGAGATAGTGCCTGTCACTAGCTTCTTACCCAGTGCAGCATTGGCCACCTCCTCTTGGAAGTAGTTGTACATAGGTGTGCGGCTGTTGCGGTACTGCCAGTCGATGCTATAGGCATCGTCCACGTGAAGGGCCCCAAGATAGATCGAGGTCTGGCTGGGTGTGATGTAGTTGCCGTATGCCATTATGGTGTACTCGAAACTGGAAGAGACTTTAGCTTTTCCTTTTTGATCCACTCTCTAGTATGCCCGGAGTCATCGATACCGAATGGGTTCAGGAACGCCTCGGTTGCCTGGTCCTGTCGTGACCATATCCAGTTCTTCTGAGGAGCTGCCCAGACAGGACTACCTCTAACGTGGAGGAACTCCTTAGATAGCTTATGTCTGCTAGTCTTCTTGAAGTTAAGTCTATTGAGTATGCTTGGATCAGGAAGTAGAGGGTGGTAGTAGCGAGCTACGTATGTGTATGTGTTCTCGAGGTAGAGGTCGTCTACCGAGAAGGTCTGACCAAAGTTGGTCAGAGTCACGTCACTAACAGCAGCATGAGATACGTTGCCGTACTCATCAGAGGCAACCACTAGCATACTGAACATCGGTAGCTCGTCAGTGAAGAAGGGCTGGTCAGAGGCCTGCTCTCTATGTGAGCTTATGATTTGTCCGAGGAATGGGTCGGCTGGTCCAGATACACAGACAATAGAACCGGCGATGGTACGGGCACCACGGGTATACTCAACGACATGACTCTCGCCGAGCCTGCGCACAGGGTGCACAGACCTCGCAGAAGACACAGACAACGTCTGAATCTCCTTGAATGGAAGGAAGTTGCGAAGGCCCTGATTGTTATGTCTTGTGTCACCACTGTCGTACAGCAGGTAGATCGCTGTATCTGCTCCTGAGTAAGAGTTGAATTCAAGCTCTTCGAACTTTGAGTTAGGGACTTGACCGAACTTATGTGAGTTACCAGTGAATGGGAACTGCACCACCTCGTCCCAGGTCAGGGAATCGAAGTGGGCATTCTGCGAAGCTTGACCACTAGACAGAAGACCTAGTTGTTCTAGGAAGCTTCCACTGGGCTTGTTGGTAGTGTTTTGTTGGTTGGCCATAATAAAATGAGGCAGCCTCCTTAAAAGACTGCCTCATTATTCCTTATCTATCCAGATGATTCAAGATCAACTTAGATGATGCCTCCGCCAGCACGTGGCGACTCACTCCTGCGAGATACATCTTCGATGCCCTCTCGGATGAACTTCTGGTTACCCCAGGGGATAACGTCCGTGCACACGAATGTGCAGGACTCGTCCACCGTGATGTCATCTACAGACATACCTGAGCCGGTGTTCATGATCTCGACACCTAGGATGTGCATCGAGGTAACATGTCCGTACTCATTAGCAGCGGTGATCGTCACACTGAACGGTAGGATCTGGTCGTGGTACTGAGGTCTCGCCGATACCTTGGAGGCACCAACGTTGTTCAGTCCAATACCGCCACCACCGACAGGTGCACCCACAGTGCTTGGAGCTAGTGTACTGCCAGGGGCACTAGCAACACCAGGGATGTTCTTAGGATCGTACTCAGGACGAACCTCGTATCGGTTAGCAATGTATCTCGAGCGGTCCTGTGTTCCAAGGATGTCGAGCATTGCCGAACGGTCGAAGACAAGGAAGATCATCGAGCCAGCGATGCCTCTCTTGCCTCGAGAGAATGAACGTGGGTTGGCACTGCCCATTGTGTAGAGCGGTGCCTTCTCACGAGTGATTGTGTATGACAGGCCTTGGATCTCTCCGATAATCTCGTTACCGAATGTCACCAGCATGTCAACTCCGCAGAAGGAGTTGAAGGTCTGACTGAAAGTTGCGTTAGCCATGGTTTACTGCTTTCCTCCTAAGAGATTACTCTCTGTGTAGAAGAGTCCTGAAGTTGATGGTGTCAATCTCACCGTAAGGTACGATGTCCAACTCGATGTCCAGGTCGCCTAGGATCTGTTGATCCCTGGTCTGAATGATGGACGCTGTGACTCTCTCAGCCAGAGTGCTCTGAACCAGGAAGTGTAGTCCCTGGTCTAGTTCATTCTGCATGGCGTTGATGATCTCAGGAGCAGACTGCTTACCAATGTATCTTTCCACAATTGACTTCGCAATATCGATGGCCAGGATGACTGTGTCATACGTGGTGATATTAGTGAAGTCAGACTTGGTGTAAGATCCGGCGTTGTGGGCTCCAGTGATGCCCTTAGATACAACGAACCCGGTTGAACGGTTAACCATAGTGCAGACACGTGCGTTGAGCAGTGCCTGTGCGAAGCTAGCCGAGACTGTACGAGCCTGAACAACAGAGTTGATCTGTCTGTTCGTGGCTGACTGGCCAGGCTGGAGCCTGGTCATCAGTGCGGCGAAGGCCATCGCACCGTTAGTGTTCTGAGTGATGGTTCCACCGAAGCCATTCTGCGCAGCTCTCTGACGAGTGCTCTGCAGTGCCTGGCGGCAGACAGCACCGAAGACTGTCACAGCTCTACCACCATCCACGTTGTTGCCAAGGTGATCGGTTGCAATGGAGCCATTGCTGTCGCGGGCCCAGCCATCGTAGGCTGCGCTGATGACACCGGGTGACGCTTCTACAGAGCCAGAGACGTAGCCGGTAAGCTCGCCCTCAGCGCTGTGGTTGTGTAGTCCTGTAGACGAGTTGTCCTCACCACGGATGTGGTAGGGCCACTCGTTGATCTGAGCCAGCGTAGGTGTGAGGAAGTCTGAGCCGTTGTCCGAAGTCGGAGCAACAGTCCAGTTCTCAAGGTTAGCTGTCTCGAGTAGAGGCCTCAGGCCGACAACAGCTCTAACGGTATTACCGATAGAGGTTGCACGGTGGCAGAAGTCTCCAAACATTCTGAAGTAGTTAGTACGATTCTCTGAGTAGGCATCGGTACCAGTTAGCCCGGTAGCATCGATGTAGGCTTCATCAGAGATAATCCAATCGAGAGGGTGATGCTTGAGGTCAGACATGCTGACAGCAAGAGCGTCCCATCGATCATTTTCGGTACCGTAAGCTGAAGTCTGCGAGCAGATCACAACCTCGACATGATTGGCACCAGCCTCAACAGCCTTCTCTACAGCGAGAGATAGCTCCGAGTCAGTACCGGCAGCTTCCTTAAGGCTTTCGATAGCCGTAGGGAAGGACTGGATCAGGTAAGGCTCGTTGAGCTGCGCCGAGCTACCTAGAGAGGCAGTGGTGCGGCCAACGATAGTGAGCTTAGGACCAGGAAGAGGAGCACTCACCCTAAGTCCAAAGTCGCCGATGCTTACAGTCACTCCCGGGAGGGAGTAATTAGCAGAAGGCGTAGTAGCCATTGTTTGTCTCCATTAAGAGTAATCATCCCCGACGTCAGGTGCACCATAGAGGGCAAAGTCCTCAGATGTATCAACCGGGTATGTTGCTTGGTCTGGTTCTGAAGTAAACCAAGGAATAGAATCAGAACTATCTTGTGTTTGAAGCTGCATGTTATAGGACTTGATCTGACCATGTACCTCGACTTGAATGTCTTCAAGCCTAAAGTAAATCTCTGTTGTTCTAATGGACAGGTCGTGAACTACTCGTGCTTCTTCCTTGTTTCTTCTCTCGCTCCAAGGGAGTGCCTTTTGCACCCCTAGTTGCATGAGAACATGATTATACCGCATGAAGAACTGTTCTACCCATACGTTGATGCGATCTGCGATCTTTGGACCCAGTGCATACGTTTGGAATTCCACAATACAATCGAACCATTGGCCCCAGATCTTCTGAGTGGTGTCAGGGTTATCGGGGTCCCTTACAACCATCCTTACCCTATGGCCGAGCTCTCGAGCAGGACCGAATGGATGGTTAGAGATTGAGGCTGGCTCCCTTCTTACTAGTGCATAGCCCACAACCGGTGTGAAAGGAACGCCTCTTACTTCAGAGACATCCCCGGATGCGTTCGCTTCTCTGTCCTGCAACAGAGGGCGGATGTCCTCCTTATGCATGAACCGGAGTACCTTGGGTACTCCGTCTGCTTCGCCGAATGGATCGTGCCATTCAAGGAGGTGGTTCTCAGGAGGACCCACAGACTCCGAGAGGAGGATGCGGCCGTCGAAGGTAGACTGATGCCTATGGTCATGCGATAGGAGCGCTTCTTTGACCGTATAGGTCTGTTCTGCGGTCTTGTCGTACAGCTTCCAGCCTGTCTGGGGAGTAATCTCCTGGTACGGCATGATGAGGACGCGACTGTTTCCCTCATAATGTCCATACTCAGTCTGAGCCTGGAGAGCGTAGTACTCGATGTGTTCGTACAGCTGAATGATGTTGCAAGAGGCGTCGGCCTGCTGACGTGGGTCACGGCCTCGCTCGGTAAGATCCTCATCATTTGCTTGCTTGTGGCTAGGGTTGCGCAGTCTCCAAGAGAGGTATCTCTTGTCGAAGACGGGCTTGCCCTGTACTTCCTTAATGCTAGGCCTGTCAATCTCATTAGGCTTAGTGGGAGTAGTGGCCGAGATACGGCGGTTGAAGTTACGAGGCATCTACTTGCTCCACACGGCACTGAAAGAACTCAACTCTTCCAGAAGTAATGCCAGCGCCATCTCTCATATCTTCAGGGTCTAGGATCCTGTAAATATTTCTTACAGTAATCGGAAGAATTGGGTCCCCATTAGAGGCTGTTTCGATCTCTAGGACAAGATCGCCACGCTTTACAGGGACATAATGCTCAAAATAGAAGTGGTCTACACCTAGTGCGGCGTCTCCGACAGCGGTATCGATGCTGATATCGGGGATGACTTTCCTTCTATCAGACTTGAGAAGGTAGTCCGTATATGGACGGCCGGAGGCCTGTCCTGAGCCAAGGATGGTCACCTGTCCGGACTCACGATCAACGATACCCGAGAGACGAGTGGTCGATGAACGTACAACGACCCAGTGGCTCCTCTTCTGGAACCACTTCACGATCTCTCTTCTCATGCTGATTTCGGCCATTAGATGTCGTCGTCTTCCCTGTTCTTATTGTCGAAGAAGTCTCTCATCATTTCTTCGGCCATACCTTCCTCGAGAAGGCCTGACATTGCGTATTCCATCTTGGATTTCTTAACGAGCTCGTCTACTCGAGCTCTCATGTCAACATCCGACCAATCAAAGTCATTACCAAGCTTGAGTCTAGCTGCTTGCAGTGTAGCTCTAACTACGTGGTCTTGTAGGTAGTCCTTCTCTTCTTCGGATAGCTTGTTGTGAGGGTTGTTCTCTTTCATCAAAGCAGCGGCTCCCATAAGGGAAGCCACCTGAGATCTGAGCATTGCTGTGGTAATTTCGTATTCCTTCTCTGTCACCAGTGCCTTAATGTACTTAGAGACTGAGCTCCCAGGACGTAGGATTAGGGCGATCGTCACTAGAGCCAGGAGGAACAAAGCCAGGACTAGGATCATTGCGGTGGACATACTCTCTTCTCTCTAGATGCTTGGTGATCTGGATAGCTACTCTGCGTTCGATCTCGGCATCAAGTTCCTCGCCGGACCAACGCTTCTTACCTGACTTGCTGTTCATGTAGGTTCGAAACCATGCACCGGCACTAGCGAGGAGGCCCAGAAGACCACCCCCGCCAAGCACCCATGTCTCTGTTCCGTCTGTGGAGCCGCCCAGTCTCTTGACAAAGGTATCCATGACTTCGATCATGGCTACCTTAGTCTCAGTAACAGCCTGCGTGATAGCGGCCTTGCGCTCTGACTGGAGTAGCTCTTTGAGTTTGTCTAGTTCTATGGTCGTGTATGATTGAAGTTCCTCTCGTTGGTGGTTGACTTCCTTGTTCAAGTCCTCCATTGCGTTCTCACGCAACTCTTCCAAAGTCTCCTTGACTTCGGGGAGCACTACCTCGGCGACCTCCTTTCCAGTTGCCTCTACCGCTTTAGCAACGCTGTCGTCCATAAGCGGTTTTACTTCCTCGACGGTGTCGACCAGGGCTTGTTGGCCCTTGTCTACAACACCGCTCACCCCGCCACAACCTAATGTGGCAGTTAGGACGAGGAGTAGAGGTACGATTACGAGCTTGTGCATCACTAGTTAGGAGGCGTCTGGCTCGATAGTAATTTCGTTCGTGTCGTTGTCGTCTGCGGGATTGTCAGAGAAGAGCTCACTTAGGAGCGGGAGCATCTCTCTTAGCATCTCGAGGTTCGGGTTCTCGAAGCTCTCGGGCATGTCAGGGATGTTAGCTCCAGGAGTTGCCTTATTGGCGAACTCAGAGAGACTCTTCATTAGCTCATCGCTTAGATCACCAGGACCAACGGCCCAGCGAGCAAGGATACGGAAGTTCTGAGACGAACGTTCGAAGCTAGCAGAACTATCAGACTGCTGATAGCCAGCGTTAAGACCTAGATCAAATCCAGCAAGAGAGCCACCGGCCTTGAAGTCTACGTGTAGAGCAGTTCCTTCTTGAGTCTCGAAGCCCGTGCTTGCAGCACCGGCCATCTCGATCTCACCGCTGCCAAAGGAGGCGCGGTCAATACGGAAGGATGAGATGAGCTTAAGGAAGAACGCATCACTCACTCCAGCTTCCTTAGCCATTAGGAACAACTGGACAATCTGGCTGAATGTCTTGATCTGATTAGACGATGCAAGATCGTTAGTCTCTACAATCGCAGAGAGGATGTCGTGAAGGGCTGGGCCTACTGAGCCCAGTGCCTTCTTAAAGTTCTTTGCCATGATTATCTCCTGTTGTAAACAGTGCTAAGCTGAGCTTGAAGGAATGAATGCATTCCCGCTAGATGCTCTTGTAGTTCTTCTAGACTGGTAATGCGAGTGGCGCTACCAGGTAGATCTAATTCTACCACGTAGTAGTCCGATCCACCGTTAGCGGAGACCCAATATTTGGTGCCATTGACATGAAAGATTGGTGCCATGTCATCGAACGTTACATCCTCAAAGGACTTACGTAGCTGCACTAGGATTGCATCTCTGTTTCTTTCTGCGGGTGCAATCACACCGTACAGAACACTGAAGGGAGAATTCTCTGCACCGCCTGATACACGCTTGTAATTAGCGTTCATCACGACCTCAGACTCTCTCTTCTTACCTACCCCGTTAGCCTCGCTACCAACCTCGAGAGACATCTTATATTGAGCCGTGGCATCCTCTACGTAGTAGTAGTCTGTACGGTCTCCGTCATCAGCTTCTTTGAGAACGTTAGACCGTAGGTCTGCGTTCGCATCGTTGAGCTCTTCGCCAATCGTAACAAGGAAGTCGCCAATCATCTTGGCTTCCTTCTCGTTGATCATGTTGGTGCGGCGCTTCCTCTTGCGCGGGGGCATTAGAGTACCCCTAGCAGAGCCTCAGGTGCCTTCTTAGCGAGCTTAACCATCAGATCGATGAGCTCATCAGCTCCCTTGTTTAGGAGCGCCTGAGCAGCAACAGCGGGGATGAGAGCCTCTACCTGAGCCTTGAGCTCAGCAGCTTTGTCGTCTGCTACCTCACGACGAGCCTTCATGGCCTCGTCAGTCATGCCTATATAGTCTACGGGCTTCCATCTACGCTTCAGAGCGTCCCACTCGTAACCAGCCTTGTTGGACATAATATGCCTCCATGATTTCTCTTTGCGATAGTCCGCATAGAACTCTCTGCTAACCATTGAACTTCGGGTTCTTTTTTACGAGACCCTCTGCGATCAACAGCCTACAAAGCTTCTGAGATACATCCAAGGAGATGTTTAGGTGTTCAGCAATGACCTCTGGGTCGACGTTGCCGTTGTTGGCAACGACGAGGAGAGCGTCCTGCTTCATGATGTTAAGTTCTTGATAGTCCATGGTATTCCTTTATCCCCAACGGTTGTGTTTGCCAGCCACTCTTGTAGTCCTCTGACTGGCAGTGTTACCTGCAGTCTCGGAACCAGCATATGCTCCCTCGAGAGCCAAGGCGATGTCCTGTCTCCATAGACGGGTGCGCCATACGTTCCTCTGCTCGGGGTGGAGACGTCCCTTGACCACTGTGTGGAGCGACTTGGTCCAACGACCTCTGAGTGCATCCTTAAGGTCCCTGGCATCATCCATGGCCTTCTTCATCTTGGGAGGGATAGCGTCCACTGACTTGACGTCATAGCGGACCGCCAGGTCACCGAGCTTCTTGAACTGTCCTGCTAGTAGGTCCTCTTCGATACGGAGACCAAAGAAGATGTCTACTACTGTCTGTGCGATTACATACTTAGCAAACGTACGGTTAGGATTTCTAAAGTCGTATACGTAGCGCATGCACGTTAGGGCATCTAGTGAGTTTTTGTAGATTGCCTTGCCGATCATGTCGTCTGTCCAGTTCGTAAGAACGTATGGATAGAACTCATCTCTGATTCGATCAACAGAGACTAGGTACGGGAAGGGCTTGATGAAGAATGAGATCTTATAGTTAGACGCCATGGCATTACCAGTCACAGACTGGATGCCAGTGGTCATGACTACGTCGATCTTAGTGTTACGAGGAAAGTCTCTAGTCTCGTCTGCTGTCCATGTGACGACAGATCCGTTCACAGATAGTGTTCCTGATAGGTCAGTGAAGTCCATATCAACATTGGCTACGTCCTGTGGGTCTTCCCACTGGAAGTTCATCGCACCGTCTGAGGTATCGGGGTAAGCGAGGTAGTCTTCATCCTCTTCATAGTAGGGACCGACTGTAACCAAGAAGGTTGCGGCGGTCACCGTAGAAGTGTCTAGCGCAGCGCTGAACTCTACTTCCAGGTCATCGAGAGTTGCTTCAATAGCAAACTCTCGGTTTACTGGGTCAGACGCAATGATAGACAGCTCACTCGAGTCTACTGCGATTGTCCAGTTAGTAGGGAGATCGATCTCTCCCTCTAGTGCAATCTCAGCATCCGTCTTCTGTGCAGCTGTTGCCTCAATGGTATCGTTCGTTGTGAACGTTACCAGGAGGGTAGTAGCAAGTGGTGATGCGTCAGCTGCTTGAACCGGGGTACCAACAGCAGTGTTGGCACCCACGATTGTGAGCTTGTATGCTGTAGTGCCAATCATATGGCGTACAGGGGTAACCGATACGACAAGACCACTGGTGGAGAGCGTTACATCTACAGGAACGATCTGATTAGAATCAAGATTCTTTAGTACGAACGTACCAGCATTGACTGTTGAAGACAGCAATGCCTCAGAGAAGGTCGCAGTTAGGACCTTGTTCTTGTAGACGCTGGACTCACCAGTTGCAGGACTCGTCGAAACAACTGTCGGTACACCCATCTATCTACCTCTTACTTTTCAGTGATACCGAGGAAGCCCTTAGCCTTCGAAGAGTTCACGTTGGCAGGAGTATACTGCCTCAGCGACGACCCATCCTTTGCAGGACTAAAGTCTTCTCTCGTGACCTTAGAGACACCACCGTACATCTCTTCGACATACTGTAGAGCTTCTCTAATGAAAGCTACGACCTTCGGACGGTTCTTGCCACCACGACGGGTGACGGGGTTGATCTCTTCTGCCTCGAGCATTCTCTCGAGGATCTCTAGCTTATTGTAACCGCCATCAAGGTTGACTCCGTTTACAACTACCTTAACGTGATCAAGAACGTTCTTCTCTGGGAAGTGTTCCGTGATCATATTGAGGTGAACCTTGAGACGATCTGGTTCCTTGGTGAACTCCTCTACGGGAGTCTTGCCAATAACCAAGTGCTTAGCCTTGAGCTTAAGCATGAGACATTCGAGATCCTCACGGTTGCACGTGTCAGGGATCTTCACTGTAGGATTGTCCAGATTCATGGACAATCTCTGATCTTGTGTCGGTGACATGAACCACTTGCAGTTCTTCATATTCAATGATACGAACTGCCCTCTTAGTTGTTCGGGACCGACGACCTCATTCATAGAGGTACCAAATAGCTTACCTGTCATTATTCTTCTCCTAAAAAGAAAAGGGACTATGCCCAGGGAGAGTTTATCCCCAAACATAGTCCCAGTCAATTACGATTCAACTATTGGTAAGGTTTAGCTAACCACTAGTTCCGAGGTGTCAAGCGTGATGCTTGCCTGGATCGAGCTCATGCTGAAGTCGAAGCTCTTCGTAACAACAACACTCTTGGCTCTACGGATAGAGCGGCCGTTGTTAGCGTTAGCTAGACCATAGCGTTCGCGAAGCTTGATGCTCTGCACATCGTGCTCCGGGTCATTCCACTGCTCCGTCATGACGTCCTCGTCTACAACCATGATACCGAGGTCTCTGCTGTCAAAGAGCCAGATGTCAGTGGCGTTAGAGGTGAGGTCGTAGTCGACGAAAGGAGTGATGATGATGCGGATCTGACCGAAGGGGAACGTGCCAGGGACAGGACTCGAAGTCGTGGCCAGGTTAGCAGGCTCAGCTAGGTTAGTAGCAGTCTTCATCGGATCGCCATTGCGAGGATAGGCTCCAGGAGCGCCCTGGTAAGCGTTAGCGATGACAGGGCCACCACCGTTGATGTAAGCAAGGTTGCGAAGAACCGGGTCTCTTGCGAAGATCGGCCATGCAAACGGGTGCATCATGATGGTGTCAGGGATGTAGCCATCCTTGACAAGGTCAGCCCACATCTCGAAGAGGTCGTCCTGAGTGAAGGTACCGTTGAAGGCACCAGTCATGTCACGACCCGTGGTCTTGCGACCACCGAGAGTGCTGTTATCGAAGTAGATTGTGCCCTGACCGAAGATCTGGTCAACAACCTGCTGTTCCTTGTGACGAGCAAGAGCTCTGCCAGCAGCCTTCAGGTTCATAGACCAGATGTCCATGATCGAGTAGCGGATAGCTTCCTCAGTCATGCTGACCTTGATACCGTGCTTGCCGATGTTGGCAGTGATCTGTCCAGCGAACTGGAGCTTGCCTTCAGGGTACTCACCACGCTCAGGGATTCTGAGGTCACCGGCCATCATGGAGCTGATAGCAGGGAACGTAATGCTGGTACCGTTCGAGAAGTTAATCCTCTGGAGTAGAGGAGTGAGAAGTAGCGCAGGCTCTAGAGCTTCACGCACAGTCTCAGCAATAACTCTCGGCATGAGCAGGGGCTGCTCACGCGACATCTGGACGTCAGAGTACTCAGAAAGCTTTGTCTGGCCGCTCTTGACAGAGTCAAAGAGCTCCTTATCAACGTTCTGGAAGTCCTCGATGGTCCACTTCTCGCCCGTGCGAGGGTCGACACCGTTGTTGTCGAAGATAGCCTTAAGCTCTCTTACTAGACGGGTGCCCTTGTTTGCTGGCGTAGAACGGAGGCGAAGGCCTCTGTCCATCATTGCCTGGTCAACAGCGTCCTGCGCAACACCGACGATTGACTCGCCCATGTCCGTAAACAGAGCCATTGCCTGTTCTCTCTTGTCATCTTCGAACACACTCGAAAGTGCGTCTTCGGTCACAAGCTTCTTGTTCTTAGGCATCTTTAGATGTTTCCTTTCTTACCTTGGTGAACCTTATACCCTTAGGAGGATATCGAGTGCCCAGTAGTCGCCATTAGCGTCTGGGTAAGCCCACATGAGTTCCGAAGGACGACCCATGGTTGCAGAGGTAGCGCTTAGCTGGAAGCCAGGCACACCTTCAACCTTGGACTGAACCTTGAAGTTCTCACCGGTTGGCCAGAGGTAAGTGTCGGTGGTGTTGATGTTGGTGAGGGTACGAGGGGCTGCTGTACCGATGGCAGTTGATAGACGCTGACCAGCCGAGTAAGACGACTGACGAGCGACGCGGGTCTTGTTTACACAACGACCAACAACGTATTCCATGTCGGCAAGTGCACCGGCATCGAAGGCTTCAACACGACCAGGAGTGCTGGTTGCGCTGTAGAGGTCACCCGGGTTCCAGTCAGGCGTAGCAGCGGTGCTTAGCTGAACTAGGTCACCAGCCTGGACTGCCCACTCGCCAGGCGACATCGCAGGGATGCGCACAACGTGAAGACCAGAGATCCAAGTCTGGAGAAGATGCGGGTCGTAGTTTTCGTAGCGGTCCTTGATCCAGCCAGCGTAGTACGGACGAGCCGCAATACCGCAAGGCTTAACAACACCGACCGAGGTAGCGCCAACGCCAGTGGCGGTAACGATAGTGCTCGAGTCAACATCGATGTCAGGGGTACCAGTACCGGTGTCAATAGCGTCAGCAAGGTCGTTGCTGCCGTATGTAACGGTATAGGTGACAGGGCAGGCAGGAGCTAGGTCGCCGTTACCAATGAACGTCGAGTCGATACCCGAGTTATCAGTTTCGTTTAGCCTACCTACAAAGGTGCCAGGCGGGATAACGATTGGGTCATCCTGAACCTTATCAACAGCCCAGACAGGGAGGAACGAAGCCGCACGTACTGCGTACGAAGGCGTTGTGCCATCCTGGAATCTGGTGAGAAAAGGCCAGTCAACCTTACCGTAGCCACGTGGGGTGCGGAAATCAGGCATTTGGTTCTCCGATTAGAGTTTCAGTAATTCCTACTCTTAACGGTTTCTACGCTGTGTAGAAACTCTATTGTCAAGAGATAGGAGACTCTTGGGGCCAGCACGCTCCAACGCGCTGTCCTTCTTGTTCATAACAGTATCCTTGACGGCGTCGATTGGAGCACCGGCTGTAGGATCTTCTTCATCCTTGACATCTTCAGTCTCGGACTGATCATCAGCATCTTCTACAACAACTTCCTTGCGGAGCTGTCCTAGGACCTCTGTGTCAAGCAAAGCGTCAAGCTCAACTTCATCCTTAGCAGCAAACTCTTCGATCTTGGCAGCGAGTGCCTCCTCGTCGAGCTTCTCTTCGGAGAGCGAGTCCTGAGCCTTAACAACTAGAGAAGCCTTGAGCTCAAAGACGTTGGCCTTAAGCTTAACGTTTTCGTCAAGCAAGGTCTGTCGCTCAGACTCCTTCGAATCGTTGAGCTGCGTGAGCTCGGCGACCTGTGCTGTTAGCTTGGCCTTGTCGGCTAGCAGATCAGCTAGGAGTGCCGTGGCAACTGCGTCCATGTCTAGTACCTCTTCTTGGTTGCTGTCGACATTCATCTCATCGATGATCTGTCTACGCTTGGAAGCCGGGAGTCTACCTAGGAGTCGCATTGCTGCTCTCCTATAGTCATCGTCCCATGTAATGCTTGTGTCCTTGTTATCTAGGAGCGCTTCGCTTTGGTCTGACTGGAGGGTGTCCGTGTTTACCCTCTCATCAAGAAGCTTGGCTGCTGCCTTAATATCATCGACACAGGCGACAAGTGTAACACATACTGATTCACTGTCGGACATATTCGTCGTAAATGAATGTGTATGCTCTTCTCCAGCACTAGCACCTCGAGTATCACCCTTGAATGAATCAACATTCAGATCCATCTCCGGAGCCCAGATTGAATGACCATGCGAATGCTTGGTCTTTCCCTGTCCCGTAGACCAAGTACTACCAGTCATGACTCTATTCTCGTCGATGAAAGCATCAAACGTGTGAGCATGACCCGCAGACTTGTCTGTGATACCGTTAATGTAGTGGCTATCCTTGAATTCAGTCTCCAGATCGAGATCGTCAGCCCAGTGACGAGCTAGGTTGGCAAAGGCGAAGTCTTTGACTTCGTCCTTGGCTTCCTTGATCTCTTCGACGCTATCAGACTCATCGGAATTAATTTCAGAATTGTCTTCAAGTGTCTTCTGTTGAGCTGCTTCAAGGCCGTCTAGTTGCACGCTTTCGTGTGCTCCAGTGATCTTAGCCATAGAAACCTGCTTCTTTCCTGTGAGGACGCCAACGGAGGGAAGGTCTGTATCGGAGAGGTTGACAATGACTTCGCTGTCCTTAGCTCTCAGCCAAGCTGAGACCTCAGCAGCATCATCATTCCAAGTCTCACCAACAAGAACAACTCCGTTCTCGTCTGAATCCCTTAGTGCATCGCCCATCATCTGGAAGTTCATGACCATGGCATTCTCTTGACGAGGACCATTGACCATTGAACATTCGACACCTTCTAGGAGTCCCGTTACTGCAAAGCACTCTGCCTCGCTACCATCAGCGATCTCGTAGTACTGTCCAATTTCATGATCGCATCCTTCTGCGAACCTGATCCCGTCAATTGAGCACCATGCATCGTGAGCCATCTGGCGTGTGGATACGGTCTTGTATCTGCCATCTAGGATCTTTGCGATTGCATCCATGTCAAAGATGTTACAGCTGAGCATCGAGTAACCGCTGCCAAGCTTGCCGGGGCCAAAGTCTGGATCCTTCCAGTCATCTATCCATTCCGAGCCAGTCTTAAGCTGAGTGAACTCTGCTCGAGTTACTCTACCAAGGGGCTCACTGTGCATATCGTGATTGACGATGATAGGCTTGTCAAAGGCTGATCCACCGCCATTCTTCATATCAAACCAGCTTCCCACGCCTCTTTGCATACCCCAACCGGTGTAGCAACGACCAGTGATAAGGTGGCCGGAGTGCGTGGCTCTGATGTCTGTCTGAAGGTATGACTTCTTAGAAGACCCTGTCATGACATCATCTGCGAACTCACGACCAGCATCGGAGATGCTGATCTTAAAGTCTCTGCTGTCGAACCATGAAAGCTTCATTACTGTACTGCCTCGATAGTATATTCGCCGTGAAGGGTTGAGAGGATCTTAGAGCAATAGTCCGAGCTATCGATCTCTACTCCGTAGCCTCTATCCTTGTCTGAGATCTTAACCTTGGCAACACCGCTGTTGTTTGTCGCAGCCATGAAGGCAGCTCTTCTCGAGAAGTCTACCTGCGCCTCAGCCGTCTCAGTCAGCTTCCTGTTACCAGAACCGAAGGCTGCATTGACAAAGACATTACTCCCACCATTGAAGCCATTCCCGACTGTGTCGTTCATGTGCTTCTTGTAAGTCTGTCTAATGGTGTGGAAGATTCTCTTCCTCTGGTTCAGACTGACGAACAGGCAGGCATCGTTATTAGAAACCCTAGCCTGAGCTAGGCCCTCCTCGATTGCCGCACCTAGATATCTCTTCGAGAGAGAAGCCATTTGGTCGACATACGGAGAAGTGGCCCTATTATAGCCCAAGGAATGCTCATCCTTTATAGGTCTGTGCTTCATAGCAGCAGCACGAGCATCCTTCCATACACTCTCAATCTCGGTCACATAGTCGTTCTTCTTGACCTTTGTCTTGGTTGACTTGGTACCAGACTGGTTAGTTGGCTTGGTCTTTTGCTTGGTTGTACCCTTGGAGGCTGTGGTCCCAGAACTGGCTTGAGATGCAGCCTTCTGGGCTGCAGCCATAGTAGCCAGCTCCTTATCACGCATGTGAGACTGCTCGGAAGAAGTAGTCTTCTTCTCTTCCTCTGTGAAGCACTCTCTGCCAAGTGAGGCTCTGAGTTCGTCACAGTTGATAGCGTCACCCTGGAACTGGGCAAGGACGTGGTTCTCCTGCGCCCTGGTCTCTTCGGTGTCAGGAGCAGAGAAGTCTAGTTCTGCCATATTATCTAGGTTGATGTCGTAGCCACCTTCGCCTAGAAGCATGACGATGAACCAGTGGAACCCATCAGAGACAACGTCCTGTAGGTATCCGGCTGAGTCTTCCATGTTCTTCATCTGAGATTGAGCAGTACTCTTGGAGTCACCTGAGTTGCCTGTGCCTAGAGCGGCATTAGACATACGGGTGGAGTCCTGGACTCGAGTCTTGAAGTGCTCGATGTATGGCATAAGGTCTAGGACCTTACCCTCTGTACCAATGAGCTTAATCTCGTGACGTTCAGGCGTCACGAACCCACCCTCTACAGGCATGTTTTCTACGGTTGACTGCGCTAGCTCGATCTCTGAGATGATCTCACCATTAGGCAAGACGACATCCGTGGCCGGATGCTCGTCTGTACCAACGATGTATTGGAAGATCGGGAAGGCATGCTTCTGGCTGATGATATAGACCAGCTCCTCCAACTCTCGGAGCATGATTGCATCGTCAAGAGTTGATAGATATGGAGAGCGGCCGAAGACTCTTCCTGCCTGCTTGTGACGTGTGAATACGAACACATCGTTATGCGGGAAGAACTTCTCTTTCTGGCTCGAGCTGCTCCGGTACATTCCCGCTTCGTTGATCTCTTGCTTCCAGCCTCTGATGTTGCCAGACTCATTCTCTGCCACACTCATAGTAGCTGAGTCAGGGACACCCCAGGCTGCGATAGGCTCCATAGTCCTACCAAACATACGTACCTTCTTGCCAGAGGAACGCTTCTTGTCTCTCTTGACTACGAGGAAGGCTGTGCCATATGTGGCTAGCTGATCAAAGATCTGTTCTAGAACCTTACGGAATGTGAGCTTGGAGACTGAGGAGATCTCTAGCTGTCTCTGCTTGAGGTAGCCCATTACCTCTTCGTTGTCGCTCTTCCACTTGAAGCCCTTGCGTAGTGCTGTCTCAACGTGACGCTCTACCGAGCTGTTGATTAGTGACTCCGTGTCGCGGGCTCTGGCCAGCTCCACTAGATCATAGTGGGCAGACTGGAAGTGCATGGTCCTCAGACCACGATCGTTACCCTTCTGGGAAACGTTGGGGCGCTGGAAGGTACTAGCAGGCGAAGAAGGCCTTGGCATCTCCTTCACTGCTTCTGCTACGTTCTCTTCCTTGGCTACGGATCCTGTGTGGATCCTGAAGTCCTGAAGAGGAGGTACCACCAAACGAACAGCACCCCGAGCCTTAGCGCGGGATGGTGGTGCTTGTCTAGACCTCTTGTTAGAGAGAATCCTGCCGAGTGTGTCTCTTAGGCCCATTAGTTACTCACGATTCTTGTAAACTCTTCAGCCAGCTTGTCAGGTGTCGTTGACACGATTTCCTCTCCGAGCGCAGGGATTAGCTTCCCTGAGCTTGTCACTCTGTCTACTGCAGTTGAGAAGTAGTTTGACTTCTCGTCGGAGTCAATTGTGACAGAAGGTAGTCTAATATTCAATCTAGCTGCATCAGGAAGAGGTGCAAAGAGGTCTTTATTTTCAGTACATGCATCCATAGATTCAGCCGCTGCCAAGATAGCATCGACGATCATGATCATCTTCCTGATGATCCTGCTGTCATACTTCTGGTTGTATCGGTCCTTGATACCTAGGGTGCCAATTCCGATAGATTGTACCAGTCTTCCAGCAAAGATCTCGATAGCT